AGAGGAAGAGGAAGAGGAAGAGGAAGAGGAAGAGGAAGAGGAAGAGGAAGAGGAAGAGGAAGAGGAAGAGGAAGAGGAGGAAGACGAAGAGGAAGAGGAGGAAGATGAAGAGGAAGAGGAAGAGGAGGAAGATGATGAACCCACTCCTCCGAAGAAGGGCAAAACCACGCCCCCCGCTTCCGTAAAAAAAAAGATGAAACGTGCGTAGCCTGTAAGGGCACTGGCCGTAGCAGTAAAGGGGGAAAGTGCCTGCCCTGTAATGGGACTGGTAAGAAAAAGAAGGCCCCGGATACCGTTGACGGCCAGTGCCCCCATGGGCACCGTTTTGGAACCGATTGCGAGAAATTTGACGAATGCGATGACTGCGTGAGCTGGTCGGATTGTATTGACGAAAAGGAGAAATAGATGAAAAAAACCAACTTGGAGAAGGTGAGGCTGGTTGGGGGGTATCTCCCCCAACCCCTTGCTGAAAAATTAAGTGTACTCTCCCTTTTCCATGATGACTCCCGCAGTAATATAATTCGGAGCCTTCTGGAAAAACAGCTACAGGAAGCACCTCCCACAGCCCATATGCTGGAAGAAATCGCATGGAGGTTCTACAAATCCTGGTGTCAGACCATTCCCCTTTCGGATTACTTGAACACCGTGGCCACCCATCTGGAAAACAAAAAAATCTCAGACGGTCACATCATTTACGTCATACGCCTGATCGAAGAAATAGCAAAGGAGGAATCTGGCGGTGGAGCGCATTACCAAGATCAGTGAACAGATCAAAAGTAAAGTGAAGAAGGGTGGGGCCTCCAAACGAAAAGATCCAGACGGGGATTTTTCGGCTCATGTTTCTACTGGCTCCACCCTTCTTGATTTGGCTATTGCGGGAAAACGTATCCGGGGAGGAGGCTTGCCGAAGGGGATTTTGGTAGAGGCTTTCGGCCCTTCCGGCAGCGGGAAAACGGTGCTGCTTTCCTCCATTGCGGGGGCTGTCCAGAGGAACGGAGGGCAAATCCAGTTTAATGACCCGGAAGCCCGGCTGAATAAACAATTTGCCCGGATATTCGGATTGGATCCAGATGTGATGGTGTATAGCAAACCCAATACGGTTCCTGAGATTTTTGAGCCTATACGAAAATGGGAACCGGAACCACCGGAGGGTTTTCACGGGATTTTTGCTGATTCCCTCGCAGCCCTTTCCACCGATATGGAAATGGAAGGGAAAGATCAATACGGGATGAGGCGAGCAAAGGAATTTTCCGAACAGCTCAGGATCACCTGCCGAGAACTAGAGAAAAAGGGATACCTGATGGTGTGTTCCAACCAGGTGAGACAGAACCTGGATGCAGGCCCTTATGGATCCAAATACAAAACTCCCGGAGGAGAAGGGATTGGGTTTTATGCGTCAGTGCGCCTCCGTTTTTCCTCCGCTGAAAAGATAAAGAAAAAGCTGAAAATTAAGGGGAAAGAACTGTCCCGTGTTATCGGAGTGGAAACCCAGGTGGAAGTATATAAAAATTCCATTGATGCCCCATATCGCACGGCCCCGCTGGTAATCCAATTTGATTATGGTATTGATGATATCCGGGCCAATTTACAGTACCTGAAAACTATGAACGCCTGGAGTGTCTACAAACTAAACGGAACTGACCTGGGGAATTCCCTGGACGCAGCAGTGCTGAAGGTGGAGGATGGTAACCTGGAAGAGGAATTACGGGAGCAGGTTATTGACCTGTGGGAAGAAATTGAATCTCAATTTACCGTAGCCCGGAAACCTAGGTTTTAATCATGGCTATCAAAACCTCTTCAGCCAAGGCGAAAGGGCGAAGGCTTCAGCAGTGGATGGCCCAGAAAATAGCGGAACTGATTGGAATGGAATACGGAAAAGACTGCCCGGTGGAATCCCGTCCCATGGGGCAGACCGGAGTGGACGTGCGGCTGGAAAAGAAAGCCCTGGAACTATTCCCCTTTTCCGTTGAGTGTAAGGCCCAAGAAAATTGGGCCATACCGTCATGGATCGAACAGGCCAAGGGAAATACCCTTCCAGGAACCGATTGGCTGCTAGTGGCCAAAAAAAGCCGCAATCCGGCCATAATAATACTGGACGCTGAAACCTTTTTCCGAATACTAGAACGGGGGATGGGGAAATGATTCAACAGCTAGAACTCCATAACTTCCAAAGCCACCCTCACTCCCTTCTTGAATTTGAGAAGGGCGTGAACGTAATTGTAGGCCCCTCCGATTCAGGAAAAACAGCCCTATTTCGGGCCTTCCGGTGGCTGATGTATAATCGGCCCTTGGGGGAGGCTTTCCGATCCTACTGGGGTGGGGATACCCGAGTGGAGGTGGTGCTATCGGATGGGCACAAAATATCCCGGTGGAAAACGGATAAAGACCACGGATACACATTGGATGGGGAGGAATTCCGGGCCTTAAAATCTGACGTACCGGAAGAAATCGAAAAAGCCCTGAATATGTCCTCCATCAATTTTCAACAGCAGTTTGACCGTCCGTTCCTCCTGGACGAAAGCCCTGGAGGAGTTGCCGCCCATTTCAATCGTATTTCCCACCTGGAAAGTATTGACCGAGGCATCCGTAATTTGATACGGGGGGAAAAGGAAATACGCAAAACGATTCAGGCCAATGAAACCCGTATTCAGGAAATTACGGAGGAACTGAAGGAATTTGAGGGCCTGGACGAACTGGACGCACTGGTCTGCCGGGCCATCGTACTGGATGATACCCAGGCCCTGCTGTACGAAGAAAAACTGCGCATCAGAACCGTCCTGGGCAATATATCCACCTGTGACCGGGAACTGGTAGAAGTGGCCTCTGTGCTAATTTTGGAACCGTTGTATAATAAGGCGATGAAGCTGATTAAACAGCGGGAAGAACGGAAAGCCCGGAAAGCGGAACTGGCCCAGGATATAATACAGCTCAACCAGTGGAACCGGGAAGCGAAAGCCCTCCATAAGGTACTGAAGCTGGAACTGCTAATTGAAAAAACGGATACGAATATTCAGGCGAAGCAGGAGGCTCAAAATTTCCGGGAACAGCTGGAGCACCAAATCCAGGCTATTCGGGAGGAAGAAATCAAATTACAAAAAGCCCAGGAGCAAATTACCCAGTACGAACGGGAATACCAGGAAGCCTTCCCGGATATATGCCCCCTGTGTGGAAATGTAATTAACAAAAAGGCGGTGTAAGGCGTGAAACCTTCCGCAATACTTACAGCAGATTGGCACCTGAGAGAAACCGCCCCCACTTTCAGAAGTGGAGAAAACTTCTGGGGGATTCAGTGGAAGAAGGTTCGATTTGTCGCTCAACTTCAAGCGGAGCACGGCTGTCCGGTTATCCACGCCGGGGATTTATTCCACCACTGGAAAGCCTCACCGTTGCTCCTATCCATGGCTATCAAACGGCTTCCGAAACAGTTTTACACCGTGTACGGGAATCATGACCTGCCCCAGCACAATTTTTCCCTGGCCAATAAATCGGCCATCTCCACATTAGAGGCTAGTGGAACGGTTACGGTGCTGACGGGGAATCATTTTGGGGAAAGAAATCCAGTGAACTCTTTGGTGTTCCCGGCTTATAATCGTGCCCTAATGGCGTGGCACGTGTATAATAGCCTGAGTGTACCGGATTGGGGAACGGATAAAATGTGGACAGCCAAGAGGATGTCCCAGGCTTTCCCCCAGGCTGATTTAATCCTCACCGGGGATAACCACCAGCCATTTGTGTATATCGGGAAAAACCTGATAGTAAACCCCGGCCCCTTGACTAGGCAATCCGTGGACCTGAAAGAGATTGACCCCAGGGTATATCTTTGGTATGCGGAAACGAATACAGTGGAACCCGTTTTTCTTCCGCTCTGCCCTATACCCGCCACGGCGAATGATATGGTGATGAATCTAGCCCGAAATGAACGGATGGAGGCTTTTATTCAGCAGCTGAATACGAACTGGAACGTGGATGTGAATTTTGAGGAAAACCTGAGAAGGTTTTATGAAACCAATTCCATCCGCTCTTCCGTAGTTCAACTAATTCAATCTGCTATTGAGGGGGAGTAATCGTGGTTTTGGTGAGAAAGGAAATACCCCGGCTGGAACGAAAAGAGGAACGGTATGAACGGTTAAAAGAGAAATGGGGAACCAGCTTCATCTGGTGCAAAAAACGGGAACAGCAGATAGCAGTGATGGTGTGTAATGAACACCATTTGAGCCCGTGTCTTCGGAAGCGGAAAAAGTGCGAGGCTTTTGAAAAATACTGGGAGGGATAAATTTGCCGAGAAAACCCTTGACGGAAGAAGAACTAGTGGAGTTGAAACGGAAAATTCAGAAGGCGAAATCTACCCAATCTGAAATCCAGGGAAAGCGGGAATACCTGCTCCAGGAACTGTCGGAAAAATATAACTGCGCCTCCGTAGCTGAGGCCGAAGTAAAGGTGAAAAACCTGGGTAGAGAAATAGACACGCTGAACGAGCAAGTAAATGAGGCCCTGAGACAAATCGGAGTTCAGTGGCATGCAAATACGTGACCTGAAATCTATTCAGCAAAAGATCGAACAGCGGAAGGGCCAGCGGAGTAAACTACAGGAACAGAAGGATTTCCTTCAACAGCAGAATAAAGAGTTGGGGAAGGAGGCCCGGAAACACGAACAGGCCCTGGCTATTGTAAAGCAGGTGGGGCTGAATACCCAGCAGCAACTTCAATACCATATCTCCGATATTGGCTCCATGGCGCTGGATTCTATCTTTCCTGACCCGTATAGCCTGAAGGTGGAATTTGTAGAACGCCGGGAAAAAACGGAGTGCGATTTATTTTTTGAGCGGGAAGGGAGTTGTGTTGACCCGTTATCCGCTTCCGGTGGAGGGGCTGTAGATGTGGCCGCATTTGCCCTCCGGGTGGCCTCCTGGGCAATGGAACAGCCCCGGAGTAGAAATACCCTACTACTGGATGAGCCGTTCCGTTACCTGTCGGAAAACCTGCTTCCTGACGCAGGTAAAATGGTACAACAGCTGTCCCAGGAGTTAGGGCTTCAAATTATCCTCATCACCCATTCAGAAGCCCTAATTGATTCTGCGGATAAAATTTTCAGCGTAATCCAGAAAAACGGGAAAAGCGAAATCGTATGAGGCCTGTATAATAGACCAGGGGGGATGAGATTGAAGAGATTACTTTGGATAATTGGTTTCACCTTTTTCTCCGTTCAGGTTTTCTTTATTCACCAAATCCTTTTTTACCGGATCCAACTGGAGGATACTTCCTCCCAACTTCAGGGGAGTGTGCACCTGATCCATAAACTCCAAACTGAAGTGTTGGCCCTTACTGAATTTATCAATCGGAAAGAATTCACCGCCCTGGAAATTACCACCGTTGAAACTACGGGATATGCCCCACTGGATCCACAGGCCGTGGAGGGAATGTGTTACCAGGGCAATCCCAATATAACCGCCTCTGGGGAAACCACCCTTCCCGGTATAACAATTGCGGCCCCGCCTCATATTCCCTTCGGTTCCTGGGTGTGGTTAGAAGGCCTGGGATGGAGGAGAGTGGATGACCGTGGGGGAAAGATAAAGGGAAATAAAATTGACATCTGTTTCCCCACCCGAAAGGAGGCGTTGGAATGGGGGCGCCAAACCCGGACCATGGTGATTCCCGTATGGGAAGAAAATCCTTCAAATTCTGCTCCAAAATAGAATATGGTGGTAAACGCCGGGGATGCCTATATCCCCGGTTATCCCGTATCTTGAAGGAGGAGATGGAAAAATATGATCACTACGAAAGCCCCGAAACTTCTGACTGAATCGGAAAATTGGCTGCTGTATTTCCTCTGCCTTTACTCTTGTGATGTCCTTTGGCAATATGGCGTGATTTCAACTTTTGAAAAGGAGAGAATTGCCCGCCGGGCCAAAAGGGCATACGCAGAAAAATCCAATACAGAAGTGGGGTGAGTATCTTCAGTTACTAAACCCTAAAGGCCGGGCCCAGGGCGTTATTATGTAACACCCTTTTGGTAAGGGTAGCCAAAAGGTAGGGATCACACACAACAGCAGCACAATACCAACACGTGTAGTTATGAATAGACTGGGCCCGCCCTTTACTTTCTGGAGGTGATTACTCATGAGTTGGGACTGGCGGATGAAGAAGGCCCTTCATGAAGAACGGATAGACCAAAATCAGAGGAGGACGGAAACCGATGAGGATAGCACCACTACTTTGGAAAATACTGAACCCAGCAGCCGAAATACCCCAGTACATGTCGGAAGGGGCCAGCGGGTTTGATTTTAAGGCCTGCACCCCCGAAGGGCCGATCATCATCCAACCGGGAGAAACCGTGAAAGTACCGACTGGACTGGCCGTGGAAATTATTAAGGGCCTGGAAATCCAGATTCGGCCCCGTTCCGGTATTTCCCAGAAAACCAAGCTGAGACTACCCAACGCCCCTGGAACGATTGATTGCGACTACCGGGGAGAAATCGGGATACTGGTGGAGAATACTTCTGTTATGGGAGTGGCGATGATCCACCACGGGGAACGAATAGCCCAGGGAATATTGGCCCCCGTATTTCGGGCCGAACACCACATCGTGGAGGAACTGTCGGAAACGGAAAGAGGCACTGGAGGATTTGGGAGCACTTCTCATGAAACCGGAACTGCCCAACCTGAATAAAAACCTGATAGACCACCCGCCTCACTACACCCAAGGAAGTATTGAGGTGTGGGATTTTATCGTGGATCAGGAGTTGAACTACCTGGAAGGGAATATAGTGAAATACATCTGCCGAGCACGTCACAAAGGGGCTTTAATTCCAGACCTACACAAAGCCCTCGCATATCTCCGTAAACTAATTGACGTGGAGGAAAATAAAGCCGTGAAAAAACTGGTGAAGGTATGTTCTGGGCGTGATCCGTTTTCAGGCCAGCCCTGCGGAAGGAGAGCATCAGAGGAAATAGAGGGGCAGCTGTACTGTGCTACCTGTGCTTTGAAATTGAAGGAGAAAAAACGGGAGGAGGAAAAACTGGATGGGTCAAAAACAGTTATGGGTGGAAGTGTACCACAACGGGAGAATTCGGGTGGAAGAGGTAAAATCAGGTGTAAAAATTCAGCAGCATTACGCCCTGGCTGCCAAAGGAATTGATGAAGATGATACTCAAACCTACTCCAGCCTGAAGCAGTTTGCGGCTGAGGTGGAGGAACGCTATTCCCGGCCAGGGCAGGAACGCTGGCCAACTTTCCCTCTGGATGTCCGGGTTCACAATATAGCCCGGCTGGAAACTATCGTACACGGGGGCAAAATCTGCGTAGCCTCACAGCAGGAGCACCTGTACCAATATGAGGAGGAGTGTTTACCCTATATCCTGAATCGGATTGATCAGGGCCACGAAAGTATCCTAGAACACTGCTATCTGACCGTGGAAATAGGGAATCTTTCCAGGGCACTGCTTCAGGAACTGGCCCGGCACCGTTTTCTGAGCCTGAGCGTTCAGAGCACCCGGTGGGCGATGAAAAAGGCCCTTACCAATAGCCCTGACGCCAACTGGATTCTTCCTCCCGCCCTGTACGGGGAAACGGTATATCCGTTCTGCCCTTCTCCTGATGCCCAGGATAAAGAGGACGCAGAAGCCCTACTGAAGATGGTTCACGCCTTCGCCAAGCGGATGGCCAACAAATACGGGAACGACACTGCCAAGTATTTCCTGCCGGAGTGTACCCCCACCCGGCTGCTGGCTACTGCTAATATTCGGGAGTGGCGCCATATTTACCACCTGAGAACCCAAACGGATGTACTGCCGGAATTCCAGGAGTTGTGCCACCGGATAGTGGACGTGCTGGAACTGAGCAGTTTGAATTCCGAAAAACAGCTGGCCGAAATCCTTATCAAGTAAAAAGAGAGGGGCTGGAAAGCCCCTCTTTTTTATTTGCCGAAAATTTGGGGCAAGGCAGGTTGGTTTTATAAAATAGGTATTCCTTTACAGCGGTTCTCCCGTTTTTTGTATAGCAGTCAAGATAGTGGCCAATTCGTGACAATAAACTCCTTCGGTTACCACGCTATTTCTACCAGGGGAAAATATCACTCACCTTCCATACCACCCCCACCATTCCAACCCACTCACCGGAGGAACCGTATCCCGCCCCAATACCCAATCCTGGTGTTTTACTCTTCTGTTCGTAATAGGCTGCCTGCTTCTGCGTGGAAGTGATAAGGGCCTGTGCTGCCGCCCGTTCCTGGGAAACCGCTACCTGGAGGGAGAAAATTTCATTTTGAAGCTGGGGGATATAGTTTTCTTCCATCGTTTTCTTATACTCCCTCAGCACCTCCAACTCCTTCAAATCAGCAACGTATTCCCGGAATATCTCCACTGGAACCAGAATATCCTTCCCGTCAGGGCTTTGGCGTATCAGCGGATTTCCGCTTGCTACGGTGGCTCCAATTATCATTGGCCCAATCCAGCAGCTCAGCAATAGAAGCAGCAGCCGTTTCCTTATCAATTGTACTCACCTCCTCCTCTACCTGCTTTCCGTAATCTTTTGCGTTCTGTATTGTCTGATTCGTTTTCTCCAAGGCGTTGTCCGTTTTTTGGGATACGTGTTTGTACCCTACTCCGGCACCCATCACCATTACCGCCAAAATACCCTCTTTCAGTAGCCCCGAACAGATCAGCCACAAAAGTATCCCTATTGCCACTGCGATAATCCCTATCCACTTTTTATTCATGTCTCCCTCCTTCACACTTATACAGGCGATGGAGAAAAACGCACACGCATAATATCAGCCCCATATCCATCACGTTCCGGGCGATTACCAGGGAATACGACCAATCCCCTGTAAGGACAAAATTCATTTCCATAAATGAACCCATGAAACAGCAGATACCTGGAAGGGCAGCTTCGTAGCACCCCTTCGTAAATTTACTGAAACAAAAGAACCCACCGACAGCCGAAGCAGTAATCATCAATATTGAAGCAGCATTAAAGGCGATCACGGTCTGCATCTCCCATCAGCTCCTTCCGTACCCGATCACCATCCCGTTTAATAGTCCATGCCAGCCAGGAACCCCCGCCGATAACCCCCATTTCCAGTAAAGCCCATACCGTATCCTGTAACGTACCGATCAGCTTATCACTTCCAGTATATACCCACACGAATTCTAGGGGCATATACATGATCACGCAAATCAGAGGGAGGAGGGCTGCGTAATATCCCAACAGTAGAATACGGAATAGAATTGCCGCACTCCCCAACGCTACCACCAAAAGCAGGTAATTGAGAAGTGTCATCTGTCATCTTCACCCTTTCTACCTAACCACTTATTCAGGATACTGGAGGGATCCTCCCGGAAAATTTTTCCCAGGGCCATCAGCCCTTTCAGGATGTCATCTCCCAACAGGCCACCAATACCTGTTCCGGCAGCAACTATCATCGGATCGCAATTGCGAGAGTCCAAAACAGTCCAGATCAGTACTCCACTAAACCCCGCAATTACTAGAGAACTCAAAATACTGAGTAAAGTGCGTTCTCTAGGGGGAGCCAATACAAACCTGGTGGCCCCTCCGAACAGGGCGAAAAAGAGCACGATCAGCCCATCCAAGAATTTAATCCTAAATTCTTCCCACACGATTCCACCTCCTCAAGGCCTGGGTATTGGGCTTTCGGACATCAATATGGACAGCGGTCAAACTCCCTCCAGCAGGTTCCACGTACCCTACCAGCGCCAAAGCAGTAGGAAGTTGGGACAGTAACCCTATAATTTCTTTCGCTGAAAACCCTGGCACCACGAAATCCACGGCCTTCCCCAATTTGTGTTGGCTGTTTTTACTCCCTTTCACTTCTCTATTGTGACGGTCACATCGGCACCCGGACGTCACGAGTATTACGTACTCTTCTTCACGATATTTTCGATAATTGAGATAATTTCTAAAATCCTGAAGAACGGAAACGACTAGCCTATCAATATCATCCCACCCACAACAGGGGCAGCGGAATTCACTGCGCTGGAAATTATTGAAGGCCCACGTCCATTTTCCCTTCCCGTTATCCACAATCAAAAACCTCACCCCCTTCGTAAAAACAAAATAATTACCATAAATACAAAACCCAGTAGAATTAAACAGGGCACGTAGCTGGTTACTATAGCCAAAAGAAGGGTAAAATCACTCATAGAAACCCCCTTTTCCTTTTTCAAAAATAAAAAAGGGAGTATCTAAAATACCCCCTTTTCTATTCTCCCGATGCCTCTCAATAATCCCCGCCGAACACCGTTACCTGAATTCCCGCCTCTACCGTAGTGCCCAGCGCCACTTTCAACGTAGCCCCAGAAGGAATAGTCATATCCAGCACCAGGATATATTCCGCCAGGGCCTCCTCTTCGGAAGCCGTAGCAGCCGCAATGGTCTGCTCCGCAACGATGGTGTTCATCCCAGTTCCCGTGATAAAAAACCGGGCCACCGTAGCCCCGTTGGTACCGATGGGTTTGAGAATAGCCTTGTCCAGCCTGGTACCGTTTTCCCCGGCTACCAGCAGGGCAGTAGCCGTTGAGCCGTCTTTCTCCGTTGCCGCCGTGGTCAGGGTTGCACCCGCACACCTTGGAAGGAGCGGGAAAATCGGATTTATGTTTGCTGACATTTTTATTCCTCCTTAAAAATTGTACTGATCGAGAGTGACACAACCATCACCGCCGGCACCGCCCTTAGATATGCCAGTACCACCACCAGGGCCTCCGGATGCAGATAAAATACCATTATTTACAAAAGATGAATAGAAAATATTGACAGACCCCCCTCCAGACCCACCGCCCCCACCATAAGGACTCGAACCACCAGCTGCTCCACCTGACGTAATGCTTCCACTAGTATTTATCGTAACCTTCCCGGTACAAACAATAATTAACAACCCTCCCGTACCAGTTCCACCGACACTAGGTCCAGGGCCTCCGGGATTCCCTGCCCCACCGCCAGCGTTACCACCGTCATTATTTGCGTAACCGCCAGCCCCACCATAAGGGCCTCCAGTCCCCGCCGTACCAGTAGAAATACTTCCTCCACCACCAGCACCACCAGAATAGCAACTTCCTGCCCCACCGCCACCAGAAGTGCCACCATATCTACCACCACTGCCACCGCCACCACAACCCCTATCAGTGCCATTAGTACCTTTATAACCAGCACCATCCGTACTCCGCCCAATAGCACCAGCACCACCTACAATAGGAACACTTCCCAAATCACTCGGAAAATAAATGTTTCCTGAAGGCCCTCTGGCGTAAAGGGTTGGTCTATAAATAGCGGGAAGTTCGTCCAGTGAATGATACCGCCGTTTCTCACGAAGCAGAAACGCCGCAATCTCATCGGCGGTGGCCGGAATATCAATTTCATAGACAACATCATTCCCCGGCAACAGCTCATTGGTAATTCGGTGATCAACGGACGGTTGATAGTTTGCCCCTCTTGCAGTCATGCTAATTGATCCACTTACTGTCAAATCACCATCCACTACCAACGTTAAACCACAACAACGATATTGTGTAGTCAATGTACACCCACCATTGATCGTAAGGTTGCGGTATCTCTGCACCACTGTTGGGCCATCAAGAGTTGAAGGAATTTCCGTGTCAGCACTTATCACCGTATGCTCCGGAATCTCATTATATTCAGAAAGATTTGTCCGTATCGGGAGAATAACCTTCGTTCGCTGATTCAGCCTCGGGAAAATACTCATTAAAAAGCCCCCGCTATTCTACGATACATATACAGAATTTGTGCGGCAGAAGAAGAGGAGGCCCCTCCTCCTGGCGTACCGCCTCCTCCACTAGTAACCGTTTTTTTGATAACTAAAGGCATTTTAATTCACCGCCTCCACCAAAAGTTGAACCGTAGCCCCTGCATCCGACTCTAACGTCAACACTCCTAAAACTTCCCAAGGAATCGAAACTGATTCCCACCCTACCATAGGGGAAAGAATAATACTGACCCCTCCAATAGTAATAGATGCTGTTTCAGAATCTCCTACTGTTTGAGCACTTATTTTTACCCGATTACTAAACGGTACTTCAATATATTGAGGAGTAGCTGCCGCCAACGTAACCATACGAGATACTAAGATTGGGGAAACTGGAACCGGATCATCCCCCACTAATGTAAGCCCTGACGCTGAAGGTATATAGTGCGCCACCCGTCTTTCTCCTCCAGGCCCCCACGATAGCCCCTTCCAATGGATTGTTCGAGCAGTATTGTTTTTGTAAATAGGCATTTTTACCCCTCCTCTACCACTGGACCATAATACCGGAAGTCAACATGCGGTATCGTTTACCTTCCATCCAACCCATATAACCCCCAGTCATACCTGTATTACAACCCAAGACTCCTTTCGCAATTCCCCTAATTTCCAAATCATCATAAAGGAATACATCAGAAACTACAGGCCCACCAGAAACGCTATCTGTAGCTATTGGAGGATTAGGAGTAAATATATTCATGCGTTTACCCGCACTTGCCTCTCCTCCAGAAATGGCAATTGAAGTGCGCACGAAAGAAACTACTGCCCAAGTAGGGATATAATTACGCACCACATATGCATAATTCCCCGCTGCTTTATTCCCCCTATCAGTATCTACTTTACCACAAATGACTCCTCCACCATAATCCCCTACCGCATCAGAGTAGAAAGCTACATACCCATTTCCATCCGAACGAATTTTTGGGAAAATTGGGAGTGCTTCCCACGGGGAAGGATTGACCAACTCACCTTGATCATCAACCGCACAAGCCACTCGAATAGCAGAATAGGCAACTAAAGACACACTAAGGTCTAGCCCGCCCCAACTTACTACAGAACCCCAGGATGGGGTTGTAACAAGATGCGTTGCAAAAGAAGTCATCGCATCAGAACAATATATTCCCAAAGGACAAGATGCTCTTGGAGGAGTAGATGCCCCAGATTCTAATGTAAGTGATGGCCTTATTCTATTCGTGTACCTACTATGGCTAGCAGTTTCATTTATATAATGAAAAGAGGCAACTCCAGGAGGTAAATTGCCTGTCAGCATTGCAAATGCAGGCTTCCCATCATCTCTTGTGGTAGTTGTCCATCTAACATTATATGGACGAAAAATACCCCTGTGGTCGGTATCCGCAGCCCTACCATATTTACCTATATTCCCAGTAGCATGCGTCCAACTTATTGCCCCCGTATATGGTAAAGTAAATGACTGCGGAAAAGGAGCATTCTCAGCCGTAACCTGAGAGGCAGTTCCACTAAAACCAAAACCAGTGGCCCCTGGACTAGTTTGGTAGGAATACCAAAGATCAGAACGTGTTTTGTCCTCTTCATTAGCTTCCTGTTTGTACCAACGCTTAATATTCCAAGGAAACCCGGACATTTGGAATACATGAGGAATCGTGGAAAAATCTTCTCTATCATAGGACATCTTTACAAACCAATCCACTACTTCAATAAAAACCCCACCACCAATATCAGCTACAATTCGTGCATAAATACGCCCTGAAGACGGATGATCCATATATTCAGTAACAGTAGCCGTAGCCCCTTCAACGTCACACAGTTTTTTCAAAAGAAGTACCGGATTTGCAGCCACCGTAGTCACTTGTGCGGCATTCATATTTTAGTACCCCCTTACTGAGAAATTACTCTAAGCCGGGCCGTTAGAACTGAATTAGGGGCATCATACGGGAGGGAAGCCCGTAAGTAACACCTACGCCCTGACCACTTTTTGATACTCCCAATCCGGTGAGAACGCTCATACGTGTAGTCAATCCGTACCTGAGCCGAATTCGCTGGAGCCGTGTGAAGGGTAATTACTCCCGTGACGTTATTCAGGGAGTAATCGAAAACCTCTGTACCCCCCACCGTGACTTCGGAAACACCCACTATCATCGGAGTACCCGTATCAAAAACCGTATTGGAACCGTTCCCCGTTCCTATCAGTTTCCCCGTCTGGGAAAATACCCCTCCCAGTTTGAAAAAGGCCGTTTCCTCATCGTCCACTATATCATCGTAAACCAGCGGATTATCAATACCGCTACTTCTCAATTCATAATACCCGCCCTGGCAAACGGTGTCCACGTACGCAAAAAGAACAGCAGCCCCATTGGCTGGAGCCTCATTGATGTATAGGGCATCTCCTTCTTCCGTAATCACGTACCCCGTATCAGGGGCCACCTCCACCCCGGCCACCAGCAGTTTAATCGGAGTGATGCAACGGGAAGGAAGGGCGAACTGCTGACTGACGCCATTACCAGCGAAAGAAGCAACCTGCTCCATTGTAACCACCACCGCTTCCGCATCAGCGGAACCCACCGAATATTTGTAATCCACGGTGACCAACGCCCCTAACGCTGGAGGGGCTGAAAAAACGATCATTCCGTTGGTGTAATCCACCGTAACCCCGGAAGCAGCGGAACCATCCACAAATACCGCTACAGGTGCGTTAGGGTGCTGAACTATTGGCTTGAACTGAGTGGTGAAAGATACCCGTGTTCCGTCACCTGTTCCTATCAATTCTCCAGTCACCGAAATCGGCTTATCATTCCACAGCCGAAATCCCAGCTGGACAGAAGTGGTTCCGGTGTCAATAGCCCCGAAATCCAACCGCTCCAATGGATAGGCATCATCACTTGTCCTCATTTGCATAACAGGCATAACTCTCATTCCTCCTCTTCCTGGAATAGATTCCACAATTTATTTAATTCGTTCACGTCCTGCGCAATAACTATTGGAACAATCCGGGCTGGCCACTTCCAGATTGAAAAATTGTGCCACGCCCTTCCCATACCGAAATACAACTGTAACTGGTAGTCAAAAGTGCGGTATGTATCCATATCAATAAGCCCTACCTGAAAAAGGGCCACCACCGTACCGTCTTTTTCTACCCCCAGGCTCAACAGCTGCCAGCCCGTTTCCGATTCAAAATCATAACGGTCAAATTCTTCGTCCCCCTGGATAGAAACCCACATTCCAGTAAGGTGCTGAACGGAAATCCACGTTTTCCCTTCTCTTTTCTGAATACGAATATCTGCAATAGGAACCGAAGGATCAATAACCGCCGTGTCTAAAATCTGGTGATTAAACGACTGTCCGACTACCACTTTGGGCCGATTGATATTATCGGCTTTATTCTCCCACATCTTCAAATTATCTAAAAACTGTTGAGCCAAAGCTGCATCCGCTTCCTGTGGTAATTCGGGCATGGGGTAATGGTAATACTCCCCAGGGAAAATCAACTCCCAACCTTCGCTTAAAGGCTCACCCCCCGGATATATCCCCCACCTGGGATAGTAATTGGAAGGAATCAGTCCAAAGGCTTTCTCCCCTGCTTCTCCCGCTTCGGAAGGATTGATTTGGCGTGCCCCGTTTTTACCCACGGCCCACACCTCAGGATTACTGGCCCCCATATCCCGTATTTTGGAGAAAATAGCGTGAGGCTGATCATCAATCCGGGCCCACCCGGTGAACGTCCAAAAATGATTATCCTCTTTCACGATAACTTCCGATTGGTTGAAAAGAGTATCCCCCACCACCAATAGCTGTCGAGGTATCGTGTAGATCAACATCAGATTACCCAAGGAAGCACTCATATATTTATCGAAGGCTTCCTGAACCTGTAACTGCCCGGCCAGGGCGAAACCCCCCGCCAGGCCCGTCAACGCCCACAAAAAACTCCAGTCAGTAGATTCCCACAACCTACGATAGTTCACTTCCCCAACAGGAGCATGGAGAATACTCCAATCTTCACCAGGGAAATGGTAAATATAGTAACACCCCTGACCAAGCGGGGCCACCCTGGTATCCGAAACCGGAAAATCACTGCGCCCGGCTTTCCACTCCGTTCCGTTGTACTTGAAACCGATTGCGGTGGCCTTCCCAGAATCCCCGGCAATATACACGTACCCATCCGATGTTACGGAAAGAGAACACCTCACCCAGCCCAAATCACCCCAATAGTGGTCATTCCCGCCGTGTTGCCACTGGGCATTTTCTCCCGTCCACTCCCGATTAAGCCACGACAAATTAGGGGGAGAACCCTTTATCCCCACCTGGGGGAAATCCCACCAGCCCAATTCCAGCGGTTCCCCCACCGTGGCTAGCCAAGGGCATATGATGTGTTCGGGAAGGATATTTTGTTTTACTGAAAATAACGGGGCTGCTTTCCCTAACGGGGAGGAAAACACTTGAAGTTTTTGGCCCGTTTCCGTGGGGGTGCTTTTTACCGAATTCCCCCAAAGAACGTCATTACGCAATTCTACTCCTTCAAATTTCCCCTCCAGTAAGTGCTTCCTGAAATCCCGAATATCCACCACCCTATCATTATCCGGCATGCTCACGGGGAGGAACGGCCCCCAGGCTTTTTTCAATACTCCCTGGCCTTCAGTAAACCAGTTGAGAAGAGTAGAACCCGCCCCACCTGTTATTTCCTCTGGATTTCCGTAAAGAGGAGGAATCCAGCCCCGTAATAGCCCTTCCCCTACAAAATAGAAATACGGGGGGAATAGCCCAGTACAATAGCCTGAGAAAATAGGAACCCCCTGGGAAGTGCCCTTTTGTCCCATCGAATATTCAGTAAATTTTTGAGTGTCTTTTTCCCAGGAACGGAAGGGCAACCGAACGGGCTTCATACCGTATTGATTTTCACCACTCCGTTCCTCCACCATCAATACCCCTTTTTCGGTGGGAACGAAATCCACCGAAGTATCCCGGTGAAGGATCGAATTATTCACTGCTGAAAAACCAAGGCACACCCCGTCCTTTTGAAACATGGAACACACTAAGTATCCCCGGCCCCAACTACGTTCACCGTGTGTCCGTAAAACAGTATTTTCCGTCCACAATCCTCCGTGATCCGCTATGGAAAAAGTAATCTCATTTTCCTCATCCTGCTCCGTATCGTAAAAATCAAAATGGTACAATCCCAATGGATTCGGAATAGCAATACTCATGGGAGGAAATTCCATCTGCTTTTTACGAAAAGCCTCAATGACCCAAGGATTTTTCAATTGAGCAATATAGGCTTCCAGGCGGTTATATTCCATCGTGGGGCGTGTAAAAGAAAATTGAACGGGAGAAAACCCCCACCGCCCCAATATCAAACTAGTGGAATTTGGAGAAATGTCCCAGTAATACAATAAGGGCCTTTCCACCACTCCTCCGTAATTCCACCCCTGAACCCACGGCTGTACGGAATTATTACGGATATCAGGAACCGGGTGAGAGTACCGGGGGGAAAGCCGTTTATCTTTCCACAGTAATCTGTTTTCAAAAAGAGTCCAGACCGTTCCCCGATCAATAAAATATCCCAATCCCTCCTCTACAAATTCCAACGGCTTTCCATCCTGGAGGAGGGATTGATACAGTTTATCCCCGAAAGCCCAATAGCGCAAATCCAACGAAACCACCGGATACTGGGATTCTTCCACTTCATAATGGAATCTGGGAAAATACAATTTTACGGTTTCAGGGGAAGCAAACCCCGGAAAAAGTTTGCTTCCCGTCAACCGCCCGTAATCCCCGGTGTAAACTCTTTTCCTCATCCCATCACCGCCTGTATTACTCCTGACGTGGTGGTTCCCGGAGGAAGAAAAACCAATACTGAATTCCCTATTTTCAGCGCCATGGAATACGTACAGGAAACGGGCCTTCCTCCCAGGAGGACCAAAACCCTATCAGGACGAACATCCACCACCCGGCCTATACCAGACCGGGCTTTCCCTACTGATTCCCGTTCATATAGGTTCAGCGCCACCCCACCCGCCGAAAGGAGCATAAGGTATTCTGGAGGTTCTGATTCCTGGGGAAGGTACGTCACCACCGTCCGTAAAGCCTCAAAATCGTGACGAACGGATAAAATAGACCCATCCGGGGAAACACGGGTGTTGAGGGGTAATTCTACCGTTTCCACTACGCCCCGGCTGGCCTGTTTCGATTTGAGAATATTATTGGCCATCTGCTGGGCACATTTCCTGGCCGTATTCTCAGTGAGGTATTCATCAAAGTACACTTCTTTTTCGTAGTAAATCTGCCCATTCCCCGCAATCCCCACTACCGGAGTGGCGGTGGTAGAACCCCCGGAAAACCCCACCAAATGGCGAAGGGCCTGATATTTGGGACAGGCCGTGTAATTAGGATCCAGTATTTCCGTTTCCTCATCGAAATAATCACACGGTATTCTCAGGGCAGTAGATTCCTCCTCCTGGGAGGATAACTGGTAGGAGGGGATAGACCCATTTTTTGTTTCCACCCCTTCTCCCGTCCACCCCTCAATATCGTAGGAAGGAGTGGAAGAAAATGAAGGTGCCTCTAGGCCATTAAAAACGCCACAGGATTTGTTGGAAAGTAAAAAAGGGCATCTACCTTCGCCCGTAACCGTTTCCAAATACCTATACACATTTTTCTCAAAATCTGTGGGTATATTGAACCGCCTTCCAGCCTGGGAAAGGGTGCTCACCTCTGAAGAGATAACCGATGAGCCCGGCATCTGGGCCACCTTAATTTCAGCCCGTTGGGGTAAAGACCGCAGCCAGGCCAGGGCCAACTCCCGTTCTAGTTCAGAACTGTAAATGTCCGAATATAGCCCCCTGGCCAACATATCCCTTCGGCCCTGATCATCAGTGGAACGCTCAATCCGGGAAACCACTCTACCCGTTTTGCGATCCAGTATTTCATCGGTCTGAGTAATTTTTTCCTTCCGTACCGGAAGGGTGATTTGAGTGCCCGGAATACGGATAAACCATTCTGCCCCGTTGTGAACGTGTTTCAGGGGGGAACCATCTTCATTTCGTACCGTATCCGCTACCCCTACATCCATTTCTTCGTAGGTGTATTCCGTTACAGTCAGGCCCCGATAATCCCCATACGTATTTTCCCAATTCCACACCTTCTCCGTCCGGTTATCATATGGACGGGGAAACGGGAGTTTGGCAGCCCCGGAATCCTGGGATTTGGTTTCACTCCACTCCGTTTTGATTTGGGTCAAATCGTTATCGTATTCCCGGTGGAGTTCAGAAGAGGTTTGCTGGGTAATCACTTTATTTTTCGTGGAACCCGCAGTGGCATCGTAATAGGTGACGTCAAAAACAGAATCCTCTACCGATTCCATTTTTGTTAACCCCCACTTCCACACCCGCTGCTCTTGATCCTCCACCCGAATAACTGCCGTTTTTACGTCATATTCATATTGGGAAATATAGGCTTTCCGAATACCCGCCCCTGGAAGGTACAGCGCAGCGGAGTAATACACCAAGGCCCCAATAGGTTCCAACATACGATAATTCCAAGATAACGTACCCCCTGGAAGGGCTGTGGTTCCACTACGGGAAACAGTATTCAACACCCCTGGGGGAGTGGTTCCCGTCCAGGGCTTTCGGGAAGGTACTTCCACCTCAGATTCCTCTTCTGGCATATCTCCACGGCGGTGGAGAACCAGCATAACAGCGGAGGCATACCCCTCCATATCCAGAGCGGTGGAACGGGCCTCCCCTAATCGCAAATTGATCGAAGGAAGGCTGGAGGTGGAGTGCGGGGGAGTGATCCGTAATTTCCCCTGCGGTGTGATATAGGCGACACTCCCTCCCAGCATGGCCAGATCCAGTATAGCGTTGGCAGCGGTTTGGCCGTTGACGCAATGCCGGAAATCCAGTTCAGTAAACTGCTCCAGCGTTACGTCAGCTTCCAGCCCACAGGCCTCCGCTATTTCCTGAATAACCCCGCCCAGCTGAAAAGAGGACAGCTGGTGAGAAAGCGGAGGGGATTTCATCAGCCGAAATCCCGCATCATATCCCGCTATATCGTACACCGTCTGCCCCATGGGAGTGGTTCCCACTTCAGAGGCTTCCGTAATCAGCCCGTTTTCCATAAACCCCGTAACCGTCCAATCCGTACCTAACACAGGGAGGGAGGGAAGAACTACCCTGGCCCGCCACTGCCCTATTAAAGCCCGTACCCCTCTGGAATACTCAAAGGAAATATATTCTGAAGGCAACTGTGGGGCCTGTACTTTGGTAATTTCCGTCATCCTCTCACCTCCATTACTACCTCCACCCCGATATCACTGAAGTGACGTGGACGGGCTTGCACTTTGGTAGTGGCCCACTGGTTGGGCCGGGCATATGTAAGGGCCTCCCGGATCCACCGGGGGCAATTGAATATATCCACGTAAATCGGCCCGTTGCCGGAAGCCACACAGGTCACCATTACGGTATTTATTCGGATCACATCAGCTTCCGCCACAAACCACTCCCGATTCATATGTGCCGATAGCCAGGTATCTTCCCTCCACGCCATTACCCCTGAAACGTCAGTGGCCGATATTCCGGTGTTGTAAAGCCCTATATCCTGATATATATTCCAGGTCATCGCCCCGGATAACCACAAATCCTTCCAGGAGGGACTATCACGAAAAGATGCTTCCACCAACAACCTAGCACTCCACACCGGAGTAGCTGTTGCAGTAGCCAAGTAATAAGGCCCAGCCAAGGCGTGCCAAGGAGAAAACCGTACTGTTTCACTTTTTCCTTCCAACCCTGTAAAATTGAATTTTACGTAAATTAAACCACCATCAGATAAAGCATTAAAACGTACATCAAAGTGAACCAGACCGCCATCTTCCATTAGATGCAAAACAGGCCCCATATGATGTAAAGGAGTGCGGGGAAGTACCCCGAACTCCCCCAGGGTATGATACTCTCCGATGGTGGTATTTACTGTGAGCATGGTAGGAAGGTCTGTTATTGAAACACTCCTACATACAGCGGAATACTCATAATATGGTGAATTTACAGGTCGAACGTACGCATGGGCCATATCCCGCCCTGGCCACAACCGCCTATCCATAGCGTGGCAGAAGGCTTCTGGAATATCCTCCGATACAGACCGGAAATACCCGTGGATTTCTGCTCCGTATATTTCGGAACCCACCACCACATTAGCCAGGGGAAGGGTGTTCATGACCCTTCCCCGGCTTTCAATTCAGCAATCTGCGTTTCCGTTACGGGAGTCACGGAACGGGCCACCATGGTGTAGGCCCGTCCATCGAATTCCAGACTACCCAAAGCATCAGGCACCGTTCCCTCTATTAGGGCCTGACCGGATAAAAGCAGCTGCTCCACTACAAACGAAATCCCCAGGTACTCGAAAACCTGACCCACCTGGTGAACCCCGGTGGGGTGGGAAATATAGTGTCCAGTCAAAGTGACCCTCGCAATTTTATCTCCCCCAGGACGGCAGATGAATACAGCCGTACCGTTAGCAGCTGTCACGATTTCACCGTTGGGAAGGAGTTCAACTTCAGCAACTTCATAATTATTCGTACCTCTGGGAGCCACCATCAGTATTCCTCCTTCCTAATTAGTGAGTGCTCCTAACATATCCCGCTGGTACCGTGTTACCGGGGAAAGAAGGTGCTGCCCTACTTTTGCTGCGATTTCCCTGGCTACTGATTCTCCAGCCGTATCCCCGTTTTTGAATTCCATATGCTGGATATTCACGTCCACCTTTATTTCAGACCGTGCGTCAATCGAAGAAGGGGCTGCAGCCTGTAAAGGCTGGGCACGGGGCACCATCCCCTTAGACAGTGCCGTATTGGCCATTTCCTTGGACGGTAAAGCAACGGTGGAAAAAGAGGATATAGCCCCCAGCTTGTCGGCCGAAAGATCAATAGACGATGCGAGAGTGGCCAAAACCGCAGCCGTTTCCCTCCCCTTTTGGATCACCGTATCAAAAGCCCGAATAGCAGCCCGGTGAAGTTTATCCAGGGCTGTAATTCCCGTTTCCGTGGGCTGGGCTATTCCCTGGGCGATGGATTCCCCTACTCGGTCAGTGCTTTCGATTAGGGTGACCTGGGATATATTGTCCTGGGCTTTCCGCACCATATCCCCCATTCGATTCAAATGCGTTTCCGTGGAGTTGGCCATTTTGATAAACATATTTTCAGCCACAGGTACTTTCGCCTCTACGTTTTTCACGAAATCCCCGAAGGCCGAAGGAAGCTGTTTGGTGATCCGCTCCATTCCCGCACTTTCAAGGGTTTTGGACGTAAAGGCTTTGGAAAGCCCTTCCAGTAGTGAATCGGAAACTTCCAGCCCGAATTCCTTCCACTGTGTTCTCACCACTTCGGCCCCGGAAGTTTTGGTGGTGTTCGCCAGCTGATTTATCAGCTTGTGGGCCTCATCCAAATCAGCCCCCTTCAGGAAACCGCCTTTCACCGCCTCTACTAACACCTGCATCGGCTCCGTAGTTTTGGTGAGAGATTCCTGAAGTTTATCCAGAGCGGTTTTGGTTTTGGAGGATTCTTCGTTTACCTCACGGAAAGCAGCCAGCCCGGCTTTTCCGAAATCGGTGGCAGCCAACGCCGTTTTTTCAAAACCAGCGTCAATATCCCGGAGGATCGCAGCGGATAAAAACGGATTATTGGAGATTTCAGCCGTTTCCTCCAGAACCTTTTCCACCACTTTTGCGAACTGTTCACCGAAGGTTCTACCCATCTGCTCCATGGGTATCCCCAAATCTTTTGCGGTTTGCTGGGCCTGTTCGGATAACTCCTTCAGCTTAGTCATGGCCTGTTCGACAGCATCACCCGACAGGAGAAGGTTTTTATCAGCCCCCGCATCCTCCCTGGTTTGGCGTGCCTTAATTATTTCATCGGCAGCCCGTCCCACTACTTTCCGAACAGCTTCAGGAAGGTTTTTGTAATTCTCCATATAAGCATCCATTCCCTGTTTCCCGGATTCTTCCCAGGCTTTCAACAGTTCAGGGCCTATATGCTCCTTCATCCGTCTGACCATTAAATCTTCACTGGAGTACCGATCAAAAATAGCCTGTATTTCCCGGCCCTGGGGGGAAATCGCCTTACCTAATTCCACGCCCAATTCCTTCGCCCGGAAGGCAATCATATCACGGTATTCCTGGGTGAATTTGGCTATGGTTTCATCGTCCTGGGCGAAGGCTTCCAGCAGCCGTTTTTGGTGCTGATCATCCAGTAGGAGGAAAGAGGACTGATCACCCCGGCTGGCTGCCAAATAGGCTTCAGCCTGTTGAAGGGCCTCCGTGCTTTTCTCCCAGGATCGGTTCGCCTCCTCTACTGCTTTGGCTGATTTGGCTGCTTCCGAAGTGATCAGGGCAATAGCCCCGGCCACCGCCAAAAGCCCTGCTACAACTGGATGAGCTGCTAGCCACGTAAAGGCGTGCCCCAGTTTAATCACGTTTCCGATTACCGTCAAAACTTTCCCGGTCAGCCAGAACCCCGTAATAATCTGAACGATCAGGCCCAGGTTATCCGTTAGCAATCCCCACGGCACCATATTGATCAGCTGGGCAAACCCTTTTCCCAGGGCACCTACACCCGCCCCGAAATCCTCAAACTTCTGGATCAGGTCATCTATGCTGATGGCATCTAGCCACTCCTGGAAGTTGCGCCCCGTTTTAAGGGATAACCCAAAACCTTCTCCCAGGGCCAAAATCGCCCTTTCCCCAGCGTTGGTTTTCTGGAGCCAGATATTGAACGTATTCACCATATCCGTCAACCGCTGAGTAACCGGGATAACTGTGGATTGGAGTTGATTAAAGTAGGTGATGGCCGTATCGTCACGGGCTGATTTGAAAATTTCCCAAACGGTGTTCCAGTCTTTCATCCGTCTGTTAACGGCTTCCTGGGTGGAACCTAACTGAACCAGGCTTTTTTCATAACTCCTCAGCTGGTTGGCTTGCTGGGCTAGAATCATTCCTACAGTACCCGCCCGCATACCGAACAGCTTCATAATTTCGGAAGCCCGTTCCGGGTTTTTGGATAGGAAATCCCCCAGGCCTTCCAGGATAGTAGTCATGTCCTTGACTTTCCCGTTGGCGTCCACTACTTCCACGCCCAATTTGCGGAAAGCCATTCCTCCATCAGCAGCTGCGGCCTGAATCTTTTGAGCCACCATCCTCCAGCCCGCACCAATCGTGGAACCGTCCAAATTTTGATTGGCTAGAACGGCGAAATGGGAGGATAGCTGTTCCAGGGAAACCCCGAAAGCAGCAGCCACCGGGGCTGCGTACTGATAGGCGTATTTCAGTTTTTCCATCGACAACGCACTTTGGTTGGCTGCGTTGTTCATTATATCCGTGACCCGGCTGGCCTCCTGGGCACTCATCTTATATGCTGCCATGACACCGCTTAACAGGTCAGCCGATTCAGCCAGCCCATAAGCCTGAGAAATGGAAAGGTTCATTACGTGTTCCACAGTATCCGTTATCCGGGAAACATCCCAGCCCTTTTGAGCTAGGAAAGTCATGGCCGCAGCAGCTTCACGGGCTGTCCTGGGCAAATCCCTTCCCATCTCACGGGCCTTCTCAGTAAGTGCCCCTAATTCTTTTTCCGTAGCCCGTGATATGGTAGCCACGGTGGTCATCTGCTGTTGAAAATCCCCGCCTATTTTCAGGGAAACCCCAGACAGAACCCCTACCACGCCCGCAACGGCCCCGATACCCCGAACCATCAAATTAAACGCCGGGGTCACTTTTGTGGAAATCGTATTTCCCAGCGTAGTGAATTTGGTGGACATCGTATCCAGGTGGGTATTCGCAGTGGATAGGTGCGGGGCCATCTTAGAATTAAACCCGTTTACCGCAGTTTCAAAGGTACGATATTTTTGAATAACTGCGTCCAGGGCCTGTTGAAATTGGGTGGTTTCCGCACCAACTCTAAACTCTACCCCTTGTCCACTTATCATTAATTATCCTCCTTTCTCCGCAATATTAAACCCCATCATCTTCAATTGCTCAGCCCCTACGTAGGATTTGCGGGCATCTATCACGTGGGCTTCCGGTTTTGGGGTGGAGGAGGAGGGAGTGGGCTCACGGTTCAGTTCATCTAGGATTTCCGTGGCGGCATCCATATATCCCACCGTTTTCCAGAAATCCCATTTCTCCAGTAGTTCTTCTTCGGTGAGCCCAAACTCCCTCCGTAAAATCAGGATGTGGTGCCTGATGTCCCAGTTACGGGAACTGCCTGCGGAGTCATCCCCGTCTGGCCGAAAAAACGCTCAAACGCCTGGTCCAATCGGTTTACCGTCCACAGCGTCTGGAGGAGGGAAAGCATATCCTCTACCGACAGATTTTCACTGTCCTGGAAATCGGGGAGGCTTTCCTCAACTACCAGTTTACACAGTACCCCCAAATCATCAGAACAGGATACTACCCCTTCCAGAATATCCGGCACCGTAATCCGCTGGCCATTCCGTATCTGCTCAATAACCCCCGTTTTTCCTACCACTGACGCTACCAGGGAAACGATTCTCAGCATGGCTGGGTATCGAATTCGCCGCACTTCATATGGGGTATCGTAGATGGTAATTGTAACGGGCTGCGGTTTGAGTATTTCCAGCGCAGTATCCATTACGCCGTGACCGTTACAGTGCAGGTGTCGGTTATACTTTCAGAGGCTGTAGCCGTAATGGTGGCCGTACCCTGGGCAACTCCCGTGACCAGGCCCGAAGCGGAAACCGTAGCCACTTCAGTATCAGAACTGGTCCAAGTAACCGTCTGGGAGGCTGTTGCGGGGGCAACGGCTGCGGACAGCTGCTGAGTACCATCCACCGCAATAGAGGCTGTGGCCGGAGTGACCGTCACGCCTGTAGCGGGATCACCAAAAGTGATTTCGTACAGCTGCTTCCCGGAAGGCTTGGTGACGTCAGCAATAGCCTCAATTTGAAGATCCATCAGTGCTAGCCCAGTCTCAGTAAATTTTACCTTGAAACCGGAAACCGCCGTGGCCTTATACAGATGAAGAATAATCGTTTCATCGTTATCCCGCTGGTGGGTGAAAGTGACGTCCTCCAGTATCGGGAAATCCCCACCGCCACCGCCCAGCTGGCCCAGGAACAGTTCAATATTATCCTTAGAAATTTCCGCCAGTGAGGCCGACAGAACCGCCGTTTCCTCTTCTTTGTAACTTTTTACCGTGACCTGCGGGAAACCGCCTTTGACCTCACCCTTTTTGGGTTCGTGGTCGAAGGATACGTCACCCTTCAGCAGACCCACGCAGGTATCACCCACCTTCAGCTGGCCTGTACCCAGTATTAGGTGTTTTGCGTCGTTCAAAAACAGCATACGTTATTCCCTCCTTCAGAGAGTCATCGTGATCGTAAGTGGAACCGTCCAAGTAGGGGAATCATCCGCTGGAGGAATTAAATCCCCCACCCCTACGATGGTCACCATTCCAATGGCCTGTTTAATTTGGAAAAGGGTGAGGATAACCCCGTCCACGGCCTCTAGGCAATCCTGAGTATTTTTGAAATACGGGAGAAGAAGCAATAGCGTGAAAGATACCTCACTGGTACTCCCGCCCCGGTGTATTTCTCCTCCTGCTAGGGAGAGAAACCCCGCTGGAGGAACGATATCATTTGGATTGGTGGTGACCGTCAAGCGCAGCCCCGTTTTCTCCCGGAAATAGGACTGAAGCTGCTCATCCTCTTCCAGGCGTTGAATAACCAGGCCTTGGGCGTTTTTCAACATCAGGCTTTCCCCGCTTTCTTCGCAGCTTTTTCTGCCTCTTTTTGGAGGAAGGCGTTGATAATTTTAACCACATCATGCCGCCCGGAAGAGGATAACCCCAGAAATGGACGGGCTGGAATGTTGTACTTTCCGTCCTCCGTTTTCCCGCCCAGCTGATGAACTCTAGCATACCGTAACCCCGAACCAATTACAGCGGCAGCCCCTTCTGCCCGAAACGAAATACTGCCCCTCAACCGTCCAGTATCCTGTAGAATCTTCATACTGGTGGTGAATTTCTTGTATTTCGAGGTGTGAAGCAGCTTTTTTCGCTTTAGGGTATTCCGATAACTGCCCAACCGTTTATAGGCCCGTTTCCAAATAGTCATGGGAGAAAGCGGTGCCCAAGGAGTACCGTCAGGTGCCCGCTGCTCCTTAAAGCACCGCATGCTCTCCCGGTACAGAATAAGCCCCACCGCACGCCATACGGCAGGACGGGTTGGAACGGATTGAAGTTGTGCTACTGATTTGGCCACTTTTTCAAGGCCGATAACCGCAGCTGTAATTTTCGTTTTTTCCACCCTCCTTTGGCTGGTTTGTGCGAAGGGGCACCGGAATACCAGGGAAACTATTCTCTTGTGCCCTGGGGCCAAATTCTCGTGTTTCCCTGGCGATTCCGTTACCATTTCCCGGTCACTTCCTCTGGGTACACCCGTGGATCACTTTTTCCCTGGAGGAGGAAGGAATTCAGAGGAAGCAAACCGGGAAATGACCTGGTACGCAACAGTGCGCTGATCATCGCCAGGGCGTTATCCCGTTTATCTTTGGATACGTCATCCTGCTCTGAAAAGTTGGCCGTTGCGTAAAATGAGGCGAGTTGTGCAGTAGCCGAAACCACCGCATGAGGAAAGGGGGCAGAAACCGGAACCTGGAATCTAGCCCCCAGAAGAGAATCAATATACGCTGAGGCTTTCCTGATATGCGTTTCCAGGAAAGCCTCCAATTCCCCTTCCACTGTAAAGTGCTCCAGCAGCTGCTTTTGAAGGGGCAGGTACATCTCCTTCAGCACTTCTGCGGGGGAGCAGTACATGATTAATTACCCGTGGCAGGAGGGGCCATCACGTCAATAACCATAACGCCCGTATCGTACAGCATCACCGGAAGCGGGTGGCTTTCCACGAACAGGCTTTTGGTTTTTCCGTCATGGGCATCCTTCATTTTGCTGAAGCGGGGAACCATCGCCAGAGGAGAACCTGGCAGGTCGAAATCGTAGATGGCCCCGTAATGCATCTGGAACACCTCAGGGCTGGTGATGATCAGTACGTTCTCCGGGATAGCAGCGGAAACCCCCGCCCGGATATCATTGGGGAGTACTGCGGAATGCTCCACCAGCTGTCCCACTCCGGGGATATTCGCCACCGGGGTGACCAGGTCTGCGTTGTTACCGATATTGGCCTGCATGTACTGAACCGCCGGGGAACGAAGCCAGGCTTTGACATTGGCGTTGGCCTTGAACGCATCGGCAGCAGCGGTGCCCAGGATCCAAACGGAGGGATTGAAGCCGTTCATCGTGGCATAGTCCCTTCTCCACTGCTGAAGCTGAAGAAGGGGGTCACCCTGGTTAGCAGCTGCGCCATCCCAGGGGGCAGAAGCGGTCAGGTTGCACAGGTTTGTATTCCACCCGTATTCCACCTTGAACCGTCTGCCGTTGGGCCCGGTGTAGTCAATCTTTCCGGTGGTGATCAGCTGCACCCACATCCACTCAATCCTGCGGGCGATGGAGTCCACCATATTTTTCTGCTTCTGGGCCACGTACTGGTTGAAAGCGGAAAGGACGGGATTGGCGTTGGTTCCCACCGTAATGGGGGACTGGCCAGCCATCCTACGCCCGGCTACATCAGCAGCTTTCACCGGGTCTTCCATGAAAATCTGAGGGGCTGTGACGGAATATGTCTTGAAGGTCTCAGCCATGTCCACCCGAACAGCGGGATCACCGGGGTGTCCCATCGGCGCCAGGTCACGCCTCCCTTCGGTGACATCGAACATCACCGTTTCTGTTGGCGAGAAAATAGGGGCTTTCTTATCCAGCGTTTTGGTGAGGTACAGGTTTTCCGGTTTGATTTTATTGACCGCATGGGTCAGGGTCTGCGGTGTGTAGAGGCTCAGCAGTTCATCCATTATTCCAATTCCTCCTTCACTATCTCACAATTGCTCCGGGAACCAGGCCCGAAACAGTAAGCACATTTTCCAACTGAACCTTCGCATCATCGCTCAGCTCCCCCCAGGGAATATCCCCTACCAGCAGCTGGTCAGAGGAAACTTCACCCTTGATAACCACGGAGGCAGTACCCGTACCGTTGACGATACCAACTTTCTTGGGAACCTCAGCATCCCATTCGATGATGAGAGGAACCACATGCGGGAAATCGGCGGTGCTGTGAGAGAAGTAGTCATAGCTTGCCGTGATGGTCAGCGTATCCGCAGGAGCCTCAGCAAATGTGATTGTACCCGTAACGTCATCCAGCGTGTAGTCCAGAGTAGTAAGGGTGCCGCCCACCTTTACCTCCAGGCTGGACGCCACGATGGGGGAATGGTCCAACGTAAACTCCGTGAGAACTGCATTACCCGTACCCACGGCCTCCGCAGTTACAGAGGTGAGGGTCAGCGGGGAAATAGCCCCCATGCGATCACGGAAGAGTACCTGGCCCCGCTTGTAGGTGATGGGGGAACTGGTGGTGTTGGCCGGGAGTTCAATAACCCTACGAATCGAATTCTCATAAACCCCCAGAATCAAACACTTAGGCCGAGTGGATTCACCCACGTACGCAAAATTGGGAGCACTACCCATCCTTCCCATATTAGTTATCCTCCTTCACGAGCAGCCCATTAGCCATGGACGCTATCTCATCGGCCATCTTCACGGCCTTCGTATCCTCCGGGGTGCCAGGCTTTCCCCGGAAACCCATTTCCACTTTTGCCAGCCCCTCGAAAACTTCCCCGAACAGAACCTGGAGGTTGGCTTCCTCTTTATCCGACAATTTGATGGTGTTACGGGTGGCCATCAGTACGGGCTTCACCTTGTCTACCACTGCCGGGGGGATACCCGCTGCCACCTGCTTTTCGCAAAAGGCGTTGACGGTGGCCTCATGTTTCTCCATTTCCATCCGCTGGAGAGATTCCTGGGAGGTCTTGAGAACCTCTTTCAGCCCCGTATTCTCCTTCTCCAGATCAGAAAATTTCTGGGACTGCTCCTGCACCTTCTGGGTCAACTCCGTGACTTTCTGAAGGGCCTCTGTAAGCTGCTTTTCCATCTCCATATTATGTGCCTCCTCTTCGGCTGTCTTCTCTTCGGGAAGGGCCTGTGCCCATTTCCCTTCACTGAATACAATTGGCGTTACTCCGGGGTGTGCGGGCTGATTCGTCAGGGCCACTCCCAATAGGGCAGGGCCCACCGTTTTCCCTGTAGATTTTTCCATGTAGTCGGGAGTGTATTCCACGCTCATGTAACGGTATTTCTTTTTCCGCACATCCTCTAGGATGTCATTATCCTGGAAATCAGTCTGGATCCAAAGCCCGTCAGCCCTGGCCTCTACCTTTTTGATAACCCCCGGACTAGCAGCCCCATCTCCATGCCCCAATTTTACGGGGGGTTCATATGCTGGAACTTTCCCGAAATTACCCGCCAATTCCTTTACCAGCTTGGGAGTAACCCTGACTATACCGTATCGGGGATCATGGAATTTGCCTATTGGAAGGGCGTTATACCAGAACCCATCCCCAAATTCAATTTGAGTTAGCAGGTCAAACACAACCTGAACCCCTCCTTTCCACCAACAAAAAGGGGCCTCCCCGGAAAGCGGGGGAAGCCCTTAGCAAAGTACCCTAGAATTGGCCACTAATTTGTGCCCTACGGCACGATTTATAAAAAAGGGGAACGGGAGTACCCCTAGAATTATAACAGGTAATCCGGTGTGGTTCCGTCATCCTCAAACACAATACCGTTATCCCCCTCTACCGGAGTGAGGTGCTTTTCGTACCGTCCGAAAAACCTCAGGGGAATTCCCTTGGGGAAGGCGTCACAGCCGTATGGAGTAATATTCTCATCGTCCGAAGCAGCTGGCCCCAGTATTCCCCTATAATGGGTACAGTGGAAACATAACGGCTCAGGCCCAATAGACACGATATTACCCCCCTTTCTAATTTGGATAATTTAATCCCTCATCAACTCTATTCTTCTGACGCTGGTATTCCGATTCCAGGTGTTTCCCTATTTGAGTTGCTAAAGGGCGTGGACTGTGCCAACACGTATATTCAGCCCAGGCCTCTGCTACCATCTCCTGTTTCTTGGTAGCCCCGTAACCACTTAAAACCTTTGCGGCCTCTGGATTTTTCTTTAGTTCATCGTACAGCTCAAATAGATTCAAGCCCCCCAAATCCGGTGAACCCGTAGAAGGGGTGTTATACATCAGGAGGTGGTCTATTACGTGACCCATCTCGTGGTTGATACAGGATTTGAGTATTTTATCCCTATCAGCAGGAGGGTGCCACCTGACCGCAGTCGACATGGAGGCTTCAATTGATTTGAAAGCAATCCTAGCATCCTTCGCCCACCGTTCGCAAACGATTACCCCGGTGAATCTACTATCAGGAGTGGTGAACGCATATGCTGAATCGAAAACGGGATCGTTCAAAAACCTCTGAATACCACTGACTTCATAAGGTTTTGCAGGATAATTACGCAACACATCTTTGAACCACTCCCCATTGCCCACGTAGTGTAACCACTCCCGTAATTCCGGCATTTTGTGTAAATTTTCCGTGATGGAATCTACCACCGCCTGAGCCTGAGGCAGATCGAAAGCCCGTAATGATACGTGGTCCGCCATATTGTGTTTTTTCATCCACTCCTCCGCTTCCAGTGAAGTTTTGAACTTGGGGGCAGTGGGGGGAAATTTTATGGCGTTGGGCCCGTTATATTTCAGCCACATATCAATCTGCTTCTGACGTACACTGATTTCCCAATCCTCAGTAGCTTCCTTCGCAGGAGGTATCATGCCCTTCGGAACCACCAACTTTTTCTTTTTCGATTCCTGGGGGGTGGGTTCCTTCTTCGGCTCAGGTTCCTTCTTCGGCTTTTCTTTCGGAGGAGTCTTGAGCTTGGGTTCCTTCTTCGGCTGAGGCTCAGGTTCGGGCTTCGGTTCGGGTATGGGCTTGGGCTTGGGCTTGGGCGGGGCTTCCGGGTTGAGTATATTCTGGATGTGCTCTTTATCCTTCGGGCGCACCATCCCCGGATGATCCACTGCTAGGGTATCAAATTTCTCCGCATCCCCTTCCCACCGTTCTTCCGATACCCCGTCAATTATCATGACGGGGAGTAGAACTGAACGGCAGTTAGGGTGGAGCGGGGGAGTATTGTCCCACAGCCGAGAATCATTTATCCGTAGAATCAGCCCATCCCTTTCCTGGCACATATCCGTGGTTCTAGAGTCCAGTACAGCACAGTACTCTACCCCCTCCACTAGCCCTTCGGTATTTTTCATCTGGATCAGCTGGCCCATGTTATAGCACCGCATGGTTTCCGTCCGAACAATAGCCTGAAGGCGGTGTTCAGTAAGGTCAGGAAGTACCGTCCTCAGTTTTTCCCGTACCTCATCCTCAGTACCCCCCTTTTTCCCTGCGGTGCCCATCCCCTCTTTCACGATGGTACGGGCCTTGTCCAGTATCGGCTTTTCGAGGATGCCCTTCAGTTCAAAAGTGTAGGAGTACAACCACGTGTACCCCTCACTGGGAAGAACGTGATCCCAGGTGGATGCCTCTTTTTTGTGTAGAAAAGCATCCAGGGCTTTCTCCAACGGCCCCGTGAAATCGAATTCCTCAGCAAACCGCCGTTGGCCGATGCGTTGCAGCTGGGAGAGCAACCGCTCCATTTCCCATACCCCGGAGGCTAAAGACAACCGGAGCAGGTAAAACAATTCTTCAGAAATATCCGGGAAAGCCCCCTCTTGAAGAACTGAGGTGAAGGATACCTGACGGATAACCTTTTCCACCCACTTCAATATAGGGGGAAGAAGGTGGTCCATACCCCACTGCTCTATTTTTCTTTGGAGCCGGGCTGTGCGGATGATGCTGTTTTTCTGTACAGTTTGGGTTTGGGCCCTTCTTCTTCTTTCCTCAGCTGCCCTTCTTCCGCTTGCTGCCGTTCTTCTCTTTTCTTCAAGGCTGACCGCCACGGGATTGGTTCACCCCCCAGCTTAATCTCCTTCGGGAAATTCAATCTTTCCCTCATCCACTCAGCGTCACCCTCATCAGGATAAAGCATGCCGCAGTTCACGCCGTTGGTGAATATTTCGGAAAGGATTTTTTGCTCTTCCGGGGATTGAGTATTGGCTACTGGAATATCACCGTAATCCTCCTGTTCACCAAAATTCCATTCGATCAGAGGACGCCAGATATTCTCCAATTCGGATTCAGCCAGTTCCTTCGCCAGCCATAAACAGGCGTCATCAAACATATCCCAGTGAACTTTCCCCAGGGCGTATGAGCCACCGCTTTCCCCGCCTTCCAGAAGGGAAGGAAGGAAAAGGGAACGGTACATCATTTTGTTACAAAACGATATAGCCCTTTCATAACTATCCCCCAGGCCCGTTCCGTTGGGTTTTTCGAGAATACTGATTTCATCGTCCGGCAGCACCGCTGCGTAAGCATTAGAGTACAGCTGGGAGAGCATATCCATCATCTGGGAGGTGTCGGTGCTCTTTCCGATTAGGGCTGGCATGCCGTACCGTTCAAGTGCTATAGCCCACAGCTTGGGAATCGCCTTTTTGAAGGCGTACCATCTCCAGCACCGTTTCAATCGGCTTTTCCCATATGGAGTAGTAATAGCGTTGTAACGGTAAATCCAGCATTTCTCCTCCGGTATGTAGATTTGATCAGAACCTAGGTTTTGGTGAACCTGTTTTATACCGATTGAGTTGTCCGGCTTTCTCTCCATAATGAACTGGAGTGTCCGTGAATCGTACACCATTACGGAGGAGAGCAGCCACTGGGACAGTTTTGGGAAAAGGGAAAACTCCCCTACTGAATACCCGTACACCATAGCGTTCAGGAGGATATTTTTCCTGATGTCCTCTATCGTACCCCGGAGGGAGTTGATACTGTCATCCACCAGTTTTTGAATCTTATTATTCTCATGGGTGAACGGCCCCATCTTACGCACCACTGCGAAGGAAAGGAATTCCAGCCCAGTGGATAGGGTTTCATCGGCCTCCGCCATCTCATGATAGTTCTCCAACATGGCATCAGTGTTATATAGGGGTTGTCCTAAGTCCAGCATCAGTTGAGCTGCCACTTCACTATAGCCCACCCCGTATTGCCGTTGGTGTTGCTTCAAGGCTTTAGGCAATTGTGCACCCCCCTTCATTCCTGAAAATCTGATTTTGAATAAGCCCTGGCCGTTACTACATTTGATCAGTTATCTTAAAAAACCCTAGACACCAATCGTGTACCCCCTAGTTGGCGGGTTCCCTTACTGCCTCCCCGAAGGATTTCCTTTCCTAAGGCATAGCGGAGGGCATCCCATCCGTGGTTATGCTGGTCCACTACTACCGGAAGGATTTCCTGGGTGTTTGGATCCTGCTTATATTTGTATAGCCGGGCCTCCGTTCCTATTCCGTCTTTGGCCCTGGGGTGGATTATTATTTTGTCGAACTTTCTCAGGAAAGCAATCCCGTCCTCTACGGAACCGGGCCATTTGTCGGCTGCTGAAATCTTGAATCCCTTTTGTTTGATATAGGATATAGTTTCAGGCCGGGCGTTATCAGCGTATATCAGCCAATAGCGGGAATCTGGTACCTGGTCGAATAGGGCTGGGATTTGATCGAAATCTACCCCGATGCCTCTACTGTCGTGGGTAATGAAAAGCTGATTGTCCCATATGTAGGCCCGGATCATTACCGTTGGGTCAACCGCAAATCCCCAGTCCACCCCGTAGTAATAGCGGTCAATATCGGCTGGTTCATTAAACGGTTCGATTGAGTATTTTCCTTTGAAGATGACCGCATCGGAAATCTTTTTGGGTACTCCTTCCCACACGTGTTGATAGGCTTCATAATCCGCTTTCCGCAGGTATTCCATTTCCTTTCGCAGTACTTCGGGGAACCAGGGGTTGTCCCAGTAGTTTACAAATTCCACCGCTGAAAGAGGGGGGCGATTAACAATGAACCTTTTCCAGGTTGGATCCTCCTCTTCACCCGGATTGAAAGAAATCCAAATTTCTGAACCCGGTTTTCTGATGGTGGGAATAAGTATTTCCCAGGACTCATTGGAAACGGCCTGTGCTTCCTCTACCCAGCAAATATCTATTCCTTCCGTGGATTTGATTTCCTGGACGGAACGGCGCAAGCCCTTAAAAAGGAATTCAGTTCCGTTATAGCCCTTGATGGCCGTTTGTTGGATGGTGTAAAAATAGGATAGACCCATTTGGGTTATCTGTTCGGAAAGGAGTTTGTGTACTGAATCCGCTATCGAATTCTGAAACTCCCTGGCGCACAATATCCGTAGTTTGGACTGGGCTCCCAGGATTAGGAGTGCCCGTGCAAAACACCAGCTTTTCGCCCCGCCCCGGCCTCCAAAGAAAACTTTATACCGGAAGGGGCGAAAAAGGGGCTGAAATTTTTCCGGGAATTCGAGAATGGGAGGATTGAACAACTGCTGAAGATTGGCTACCTCCTCCTGGGATTCTTCCTCAACGTATCGGGGGCAGCGGGTCAATTGCAGTGCCACGTGCGTCACGCCCCATCGGAATAAAATTGATATTGAAAACAGGCGGTGCTAGGCTTTCACCGTTCGGCCCGGTCAATTCATATTTCACTTTATCCAGTCCCAAATACCGTCCCAGCAGTTCCAGGGCCTTCATTTTATCCCATTTCCGTACTGCCTTTATTTTGGTGGCAAATTTGGCTTCTCCCGCCACGGGAGTACAGGCCCGGTTATCCCGGAACAGCTCAATAGATGCGATGGACGCTGCCAACGTATCGTTCATCAATTTGGGATTGATGATATTCCCGTTCTCATCGAACAGTTCCCGGATATCAGCCAGCGCCACTTTTGATAACTCCTCTATTACCCGGTCAGTTGTGATTTTTCGACTCTTCTGCCGTTCTTTCAACTGGCGGGTCAGTTCCTTCTGAACCTGGGGGAGTTGGAGAACCTTATAAGCCTTGGATGCCGTATTGGCCCCCGTATACCCAGCAGCTTTGTAGGCCCTGGTGACGTTAAAATCCAGGATATACTCCGCTACAAATACCTGCTGCCTGGGAGACAACCGCCCCATATCAATTGGGGCCTCCCCATAGGCCCCGTTAGAAGGATCAAATTTCATTCGGTCTGAAATTTTAGGCTTTTTGGCTGGTTCTTTCTTTTTTGCCATATCATCTCCCTCCTTTCTTTTGGTGATAAAAGGAAAAAAAGAAAAACCCGCTACCCCCTCCTGACGCCAGCGGCAAAGTGTGGTTTCATACCACCTCTTGCCCACGGGGGGAAGCCTCCTATTCCATTACCCTAAAATATACTGGAGAAACCAAAAAAAGTAAAGCCCAGGGAATAATCGCCCCGCCCTGGCCGACTAGAAAAACTTTTTGAAAACTTTCTTTTTACCCCTTTACTTTTTAAGTTTTATACTTTATAATAGGGTTGTCTTGAAGAACGGCCCCTGGAGGGGAAGGAGGAGTTCAAATGTTTCCTAAGACACCCAAGATACCTGTGATTATCAACGCCCACATCGGTGACGTTTCCCAGCCAGTGGTTATCACCCGAATCCAAGGCAGCGAATGGAAAGATTCCAACCCCGTGTTCCTGGATGAAACGGCAGCGGAAGGATATCAGTGCCGTTACCTCCTGGGAAACGGCCAGGGCCTGATCCACTCCCTTTCCTTCATGGTGGAGTTCACGGGGAAGGGCTGGGACGTTGACCGATACACCGGGGAGTTTGTTTCCCGCTGTAGGATCATCGTTCCCCGACTGGAAAACGGCCTGGGGTTGGCCGAAACCTTCCCCGGAAAAATCTGGGTGAAACCCGTGTAAAGAAGGGGGAAGAAGGAGGGCTGAAAAGCCCTCCTTTTTTATTGAAAAACTTTCTGAAAACTTTTGTTTTACCCCTTTACTTTTTAAGTTTTATACTTTATAATAGGGTTGTAGTCAAGGGAAGACAACTGAATATGAGGCCGGAGCAACGGGCAGGACTACCAGAAAGGCAAGCTAGCCACAGAACAAAAGCCCCGGCAGTAACAAGACCGAAAACCTGAACCGCTAGGGAGTAAACGGTGAAACCCCGTTGCGATCCGCTCAAGGTTCAAAACCCCAATAAAGGAGGAAACACCGAATGAAAATGTACGAAATTCAGAAGGAAGAAAACGCACTCAGAATCAGAAGGAAGAAAACGCACTCAGAATCAGAAGGAAGAAAACGCACTCAGAAATTGAGGAACTGAACCAGCAGCTGGAGGACAGGAAATGGGAAGCCCAGCAGCTGGAAAAGCAGCTGTTTGAGCTGGCTGACCTGCGTCACCGGAAGGTGGCCCACCTGGTCCACCTGGAAATGGAACTGGAAAAAACGGAAGCCCGGCTGGTTGAGCTGGCCGACATCGGGGATTGGAAGGTCACCCCAATCCTCACCGCAAAGAAAGCCCGGCTGGAGCACCTGATACGGGAAGCGAAGGAAAGCATGTAGATGGAAGGGGGGCTGAAAAGCCCCCTTCCCTAATACCCCCAAAGGAGGAGTTAAAAAATGGAAAAGGTTATTCTGGTTCATTTCACCAAAACGGTATTCCAACTTCCTTACGATGAAACCACGGTATACACCTCCTGGAAGCGGGCCAAGGCCCACCTCCTGGAAGCGGAGGGTGCGACCATTTCCGTCAGTGGGAACGTGGTGGATGCCCACGGGAACATCGTGGGAACCGCCGTGGAACTGGAAATCCACAGCTAAAAGAAGGGGGCTGAAAAGCCCCCTTTTTTATTGAAAAACTTTTTGAAAACTTTCTTTTTGCCCCTTTACTTTCCGGGTTTTATACTTTATAATAGGGTTGTAGCAAGGGAAGACAACCGAATATGAGGCCGAGATCAAGGGCAAGGCTACCCGAAGAACAGGCAAGTTCGCCACCAGCAACAGGAATCCCGGCAGAAAAGACCGAAGAACCAAATTTGAACCGCAAGGGAGAATTCCGGAGCATCCCCGGTGGAATCCGCTCAAGGTTCAAATCCCTAAGAAAGGGGGAAGCACCGATGAATCCTGCAGTATACCAGATGAAACTGGAACTCCTGGAAATGCGGGAAAGGGGCTTGCTCTGGATCCTCCAGTGGGAGGAGAGCACCGCCCTGAAGAAGGCTACGACCAGGGAACTGGCGCAGGTTCGGGAAGCCCTGAAGGTACTGAAGGGCTGAGAAAGAAGGAGGGGCTGGAAAGCCCCTCCTCCACCTACTAAAGGAGGCACAATACAGATGACCCAGACAACTGAGCTGCCCATTTTTGAATTTGTGATTTCCGGGAAGATGGCCCAGGAAAAGGGCATTCCCACTACGTTCCAGGCGATCATCGTGCGGGAAACCCCCAAAGCCATTTTCGTAAAGGGCCACGGAATACTTGAGGCCCGTTACGGCATCTGCGCCAAGTGCGGGCGCACCCTCACCCACCCCGGTTCGATTATCCTGGGTGTGGGCCCTGAGTGCCTGAAAAACTGGGGGCTGCGGGAAGAGGTTCTGAGCGACCTCACCCCGGAGGAAATCAAGCAGGTGGGCCTCCACGTGGAAGCCATGGAAGTGGAAACTTGGCTGCCGAAGTACTGCGTGAAGGAAGCCAACAAGACCGAAGAAACCCAGACCGTCACCCCGGTGGAAAAACCCGTGATCCCGGCCAGGGCTGTTGCGCAGGGCACTGTAACCCTGAAAATGACCTTCGCCCCTTCTCCTGAGCTGCTGGCCAAGGTGAAAAGCCTTCCCGGCAGAAGGTACTTCAACATGGATGGGCAGCACTACTGGACTGCGCCCATCTGCCCGGACACCCTCCGTTCACTGAAGGAATGGGGCTTTGAACTGGATTCGGCCCTGGCCGAAATCCTGAATAACGCCCCCGTACAGAAAACGGTGGATGAGGTTGAAACCGTTGACGTGAAGGGCCTGAAAGGGCAGCTTCGCCCGTTCCAGCAGCAGGGGATTTCCTTCCTGTTGCACCGGAATGGCAACGCCATTATCGGTGACGAAATGGGCCTGGGTAAAACCGTACAGGCCCTGGGCTTCATCCACTACTGCGGAAAACGGCCTGCAGTAGTGGTGATGCCCGCTTCACTGAAGGGTAACTGGGCAGCGGAAGTAGTGAAGTGGCTTCCCAGCCCCCGGCTCACCGTACTGTCCGGGAAAAAGCCCACCCCGCTTTCTAAGGATGCGGACATCATCCTGATCAACTACGATGTCCTGGACTCCTGGGTGGATGAGATACGGCTGATCCGGCCCCGTATTGTGGTGCTGGATGAGTGCCACTACTTCAAAAATAACGGGGCAGCCCGAACCAAGGCCGTGAAGCAGCTGTGTAAGGGCGTGGAGCACGTAATTCCCCTTTCCGGCACCCCCGCTATCAACCGCCCGGTGGAAATCTACAACGCCGTTACACTGGTGGAGCCGGGCCTGTTTCCGTCCTTTATGCACTTTGCGAGGAAGTACTGCAACGCCCACCATAACGGTTTTGGGTGGGATTTCACCGGGGCCTCCAATCTGGATGAACTCTACACCAAGCTGTCCTCCGTGATGATTCGGAGGAAAAAGGCCGATGTGCTGCCCGAACTCCCGGCCAAAACCCGCACTTTTGTGTCGATGGACCTGACCAACGGTGCCGAGTACCGGAAGGCTGAAAACTCCTTCATCAGCTGGGTGCGTACCACTAAGGGTTCCAAGGCTGCCGAAAAGGCGAGCAACGCCGAACAGCTGACTCAGATTGCGGCCCTTCGGCTGCTGGCGGCAAAAGGTGCGGTGAAAAACGCCATCGCCTGGGTGAAGGATTTCCTGGACGGTAGTGACCAGAAGTTGGTGGTCATGGCTATCCATCGGGAAATCATCGACCAGCTGATGGAGGAGTTCAAGACCGTATCCGTCAAAATTGACGGAAGCACCCCGGTAAACTCCCGCCAGGCCATCGTGGAGCGGTTCCAGAATGATCCCGACTGCCGCCTGTTCGTAGGGAATATCAAGGCTGCTGGAGTGGGGCTCACCCTTACCGCAGCCTCCAACGTGGCCTTTCTGGAACTCCCCTGGACTCCCGGTGAACTGGATCAGGCTGAAGACCGGGTTCACCGTATCGGCCAGAAGAACGCAGTCAACATCTGGTACCTGCTTCCCGGAAACACCATTGAGGAGGAACTGGCCGAAACCATCGACCAGAAACGACAGGTGCTTTCCGCCACCCTTGATGGCACAGAAGTGGCTGAGGGCAGCACCCTTTCCGCTCTGATAGGGAAATATGCTGCCTAGGAAATCGGGGCCACTAGGGAACATCCTAGTGGCCAAATCCTTAATCCTGGAGGAGGATACCGCTATGAAGCTCACAGCCCAGCAGAAGGAAACCCTAACCAAAAAGCATATAGGTCAAATTCGGAAAATAGCCTGGAACTTCCACAACACCACGGGAGTGGACGTGGAAGAACTGATCAGCGAAGGGTGTTTGGCTTTCGTGAAAGACCTGGAGAAATATGACCCCGAAAAAGCTGCCCTTTCCACCTATACCCACTGGGTGGTTACCAGCCACCTGAAAAATTATCTGCGCAAGTGCTCGCAGAATAGGGCCACGGCCTATGACGATGAGATCATGGAACTGATCCCTTTCGAGGGAACCAACGCCGAACAGTACCTGGAAAACGAAGACACACTGGCTGATATCCTCCGGGCGTTATCCCCAAAAGGATTTGAGGTGGTGGATATGGTCTTATCCAATCCTGAGGATTTCCTGGGAATCACTTCCAGGGGCGCACGGGGAAAGATTCAGGGAAAACTACGAGCGATGGGCTGGAAGTGGAACGATATTTGGGATTCTATCCGGGAAGTGAAGCAGGTGGTGAATACGTTCTGATGGACATCATTCGGCTGTTTTTAGACTACCGGGTGGATTTCAAAACGGAAGGGCATAAGCACTGTCGGCCAGGGTGGGTGAATACCCCCTGCCCCTTCTGTACTGGAAATGAGGGATACCACCTGGGATACGATACGGCTGGAGATTATTTTTCCTGCTGGAGGTGCGGGGGGAAGGGCGTGGTAACCGCCCTTTCCCGTCTGCTCCATATACCTGAAAGTGAAGTGCGGAATATCCTTCCCCAGTACGGGGGGAAAACCCGAAGGAGGAAAGCCCCGGAAGCAAAAGTACAATTGCTCCCTTTTAAGCATCCCAGTGGAACCGGGCCACTACTCCTCAACCACCGCCGATACCTGGAAAAACGGCGGTTTGATCCCGATGCCCTGGTAGAGCAGTGGGGCCTCCTGGGAACGGGGCCAGTGTCCACCCTCCGTACCCAGGAGAAGGTAATTCACTACTCGCACCGTATCCTGATACCCATCTATTGGGAAGGGGTGGAGGTATCGTTTCAGACCCGTGACGTGACCGGGAAACATGACCTACGCTATATTGCGTGCCCAGAGGAACGGGAAACGATAAAGCACAAGCACCTCCTCTACGGCACCACGGAACGGTTCCAATCCCCGGAAGCCGTAGTGGTGGAAGGTGTAACTGACGCCTGGAGATTCCAGGGAAAAGCCGTAGCCACCTTTGGGATAAAATACACTCCAAAACAGCTGAGGCTTTTATCCAAACTATTCCAGCGGGTGGTGGTTATATTCGATTCAGACCCACAGGCTATTGAACAGGCCAATAGACTAGTTGCGGAACTGAAATTCAGGGGCGTAAGGGCTGAAACCGTCCGAATTGAAGATGACCCTGGAAGCATGTCGGACAGGGAAGCCCACTCCCTACTAAGGAAAATTGGATTCTAGACGAAAACGGAAAAGAGGTGTATAATTAAACGGGTTTTCCCCTCCTGTACACGGTGCAGGCCAGCACCGTCATTAGGCCACGGAAGCGGGGATTCAGATTTGGAGAGGAAAGGGTGAAACCTCTACCTCGTGTGAACCTCTTCAAAAAAGAAACCCGCTTCCGTGGCCGAGTATTCAGGGAAAGCCCTACCAGAGAAAAAGAGGGTAAAAATTACACGAAAAAGAGGGTGTTTTAACGTGACATCGAAAATATCCGCAACTGCTGTAACTGCCCATTCCCGAAGGAACCAACTCCACCGCAAATACCAAAACGGCCAAAAAGGGAAAAGCCCCACCAGACTGGAGTGCGCTGCCTATACTCCAAACTACTGGTGGCTAGACTATATCCCAGATGATGGCGTTCACCGCTTTCTGCTTCTCCTCCTAAAGCACCGCTGGAAACACACCGGACAAACCCTAATTGAAAATCCTAAAATAACTGAAACCTGGTTCCCGCTATCCTTCCGGGAAATTACTGAAACCAACGGATGGACACGGGAACAGTATTTACTACGAAAACAAAAAGCCCTGAATTGGGGATTGATAAATATACGAAACGGCCAGGGTGGTAGGGCTGTGGTTCCCTATTTTCAGATAAACGAACGGACTATTGAAAAGTGGGTAAAAACTAATATAAAAACGATGAACCTGGATGAATACCCACTTAATGGAAACCTACGGGAAAACCCGAAGGTAACCACCTTGAACGTGGATTCCACCGTTAGGCAAAACCTACGGGAAAACCCGAAGGTATTTGGAGAGGAGGAGGCGCCAATGAAACGTGGCAGCGCCAAGAAACTTACACGTACAGACAAGCCGATTTCGAGAACTAATATATATAAACCCTTAAAATCTAAACCTAATAAAAAGATTGTTATACAATCTTTATCAGATACTAACGTATCAGATAAAGAAAATATAACTTACACTCCAAGTGGGGATTTCCCCAAAACCTTAAATCTGATAAAAAACGATTATTCCTTCCAGATCAACCGGATTATAGTTGAGTGGGGAAAATTAGAAAACGGAGTATCCCACGAAGTGGGAACCCAGGTTTATACCCGTGCCAGTAAACTGATAAATAATCTACTCCAGGGGAAACATATCTCCCAGAGGAAAGATGGTAAACCACCCATCCCGTTACAGAATTTTTACCAGGAGTGTATAATACCCCAGGAGGTTCAAACGCACCAGTGGACGCCAGGCGAGATTACAGCTGTGCTGAAAACTCTATCGGAGGAACTGGACCACTCCTTTCCACTGGACACGGTGCTTTGGAACCCCATGAAACAGTATTCCCGTTTCCTGACCACCGCTGCTCATATTTACCAGGAGCAGAACCCGGATATATTCACCGCCCTGGCCAGCCGTTTAATTGAACAGCCCGGCTGGAATAAGAACACGGTGGGGGCAATAGCCCTGGGGCTGAGGAACCTGTACCAATCGGGAGGGGAAGAGAACACCCAGGCGTTGAAAACCTTTACCCTGACGGTGGAGTGGTGGCTGGAGAATAATTCTAAGCCGTATATTCCACAGGCTTTCTCCGTCCGGGAATTTACCAATAAATGGCTGAATATTGAATCGGCCCGTAAACGGGAAATCCAAATAACACACCGTCAGAAAAATCCTGATTTATCCAGGAACTGGAAAGATAACTCTAGTACCTTCCTCCATGAATCGGAGGAGGACACCTGGAAGCGGATGAAGGCTATTGAGGCCCGTGGAGGGCTGGACGTGATGAAGGGTGACGTCAGTAATTACACCTGTTATGGATACTATTGGCACTGGGATAAATCGGCCCAACAATTCTGTCGAAAACCCGTTGAGGCCGGGGCTGACGTACCTTACGAACACGTGGCCCTGGAGAATACTTTGGAGGAGGTAAACCATGGCTGAAGTGTCGGAAAAGGAAATGAACGAACGATTCAGGCGTGTGTGGTTTGACGGTGGGTGGCGTGACCGTTTTATGGAAAAATACATACCCCCCCGGATTTTTTCCCATGTCAAAAAATTTTACGAACAAACAGACCGTACCAAGTACCTCAACGGGATCAACGTGGAAAAGGGCGAGGGAGGGTATTATTCAGTACCGGATTCACTCCAGGGAAGAATAGTGGGGTATGCTGTTCTGTTCTGGATTTGGGAACGGGTGTACCCCACTACGTGGAAGCGCACATTCTCCGTGAATTCCATGTCGTTCCAAAGCTGGGTGGATAGTTTTAAGGGCATTGACCTTCAGGATTTCGCCCGGATCGAACGGCGCACCACGTACAACACCGATTTACTGCTGGTGTACGGATTACCCACGGAACGGGGAACGGCCTGGGAAATGAAGGAACTGCGGGAATTGATCCGCAACCGTTCCGATTTATTGAAGAGTACCATCTGGATTTCGGAACTGCCGCTGCGCACCTGGGCCGAAGCCCTTGGCGATATTTCCCTGGCCTCCTACTTGACGAATGATTGCGGGGTAATTTTGGAAAGCACCTGATAGGCCGAATAAATACCGGAGGCAAAAATACACGCTGCCTCCGGTATTTTATTTTGCCGATTTGCCCAATGATTTGCCCCCTATTAAATACAAACCCCCTACGGTGGGGGAGAATACCCTTTTTATAAAAACGACGCACTACAGGCCAAATTTTCGCCAAGGAGGTTCCCTATGCCTGAGGAGTTTATTGAACGCCGAATAATAACGGGCTTGATCACTTCAACTGAATACTTACTGGAAATCGAAAAGATATGGAAAGGGCAGTATATTGAATCATCTGCGGCCCGGATAATCGCAGATTGGTGTTGGGAGTATTACCGGAAATACAAAACGGCCCCTGGGAAAGATATGGAGGGTATTTTCCTCCAGAAAATGAAGCAGGGGATACCGAAAGATACTGCTGAAGATATTCAGGATATTTTGGAAGGACTGAGCGATGAGTGGGATAGAGGGCAATTCAACAGTGCCTACTTACTGGACCAGACCCGCTCATATTTCCAATCCCAAAATCTGAAACAATTCGCAGCCCAAATTCAGGATAGCGTAGAAACCGGGGAAATAGCGGAAGCCGATAAACTGGCCAGGGCGTACCAAATCCTGGAAACCCCTCAAAGCACTGCTATTGACCCCTTTTCCTCTGCGGCCCGGATTAAGGCTGCTTTCACGGAAACGTCAGAACCGCTGATTCATTTCCCGAAAGCCCTGGGGCAGTTTTGGAATTCGCAATTGGCCCGTGATTCTTTCGTAGCCCTAATGGGCCCGGAAAAACGGGGAAAAACTTTCATGCTAATCGAACTGGCCATGCGTGCGATGAAAAGTGGATGTAACACCGTATTTTTTCAGGCCGGGGATATGACAGAAAACCAGTTTCTACGGAGGCTGTGCGTGTACCTGGCCCGGAGGTCTGACCGGGAAAGGTACTGTGGTTCCCGGTATATTCCCACCGTGGACTGCTGGAAGAATCAAACGGGCACCTGTAAACACTCCGAACAGGAAAGCCCCGGATTCATCCTTTTCCCCGCTGGAATGGATCGAAAAGAAGTGACCTACGAAATACTGGTATCCGCTATTCAGGACAATCCCGACTACCAGCCCTGTCGGAATTGTACGGAAATAGAGGGTGCCTGTTTTTTGAAACAGGAGGAAGCGGTGAAACCCCTCCAGTGGAAGGAAGCCTATAAATTGGCCAGAAAATTCAACCAGGCGCACTCAAACCGATTCAAGCTGGCTACGTACCCCAACGAAACCCTCACCACCCAGGAGGTGTCAAATTTGCTGGACTCCTGGGAAAGGAGTGAGGGCTTTGTACCTGACGTGATATTAATAGATTACGCCGATATTATGGCCCCGGATCCAGATTGTTCCCGGCTGGAATCCCGCCACCAGCATAACCGCTTGTGGCAACGGCTGAGACGGTTATCCCAGGAACGCCACTGTCTGGTGGTAACCGCTACTCAGGCCGCAGCTAGCAGTTACTCTAAGGAAACCATCACCCTTTCGGATTTTTCGGAGGATAAACGGAAATTTGCCCACGTAACCGCCATGTATGGGCTGAACCAAACCCCCGCCGAAAAAGGGTTAGGAATCCTCCGGGTGAACGAACTGGTGGTGAGGGAGGATGATTTTAATCCAAATCGGCAAATCAAAATTCTTCAGTGTTTACAACGGGGAAAGCCCTTTATTGGAAGTTATTTTTGACGAAATAAAAAAGTTTTGTAAAATATAGTCAGAAACCACTTTACTTTTCTGAAAAAACAGTTTATACTATTTTCAGGTTCAAAAAAACACACCCCTGGAGGGGAAGGAGGAAACAAAAATGAAGCGGAGCGAACTGATAAAAATTGCGAAAGCCCTTATGGAAGTCATCGGAGATGTGGTGTCGGAACCCTGCGACTACACCGCCAAGAATTCGGAAATTGAGGAGTGGATTCTGGCAGCCTACGGGCTGATGACCCCGGAAGAACTGGATGCACTCCCCGGCAAAATCCAGGATGACCTGGATGTCCTGAATACCGGGGATGCTGGGGAAGAGGAAGAGGAAGAGGAAGAGGAAGAGGAAGAGGTTGAGGCCCCGAAGAAGGCCAAGGCGAAGAAAGCCGAACCGAAGGCCGAACCGAAGAAGGCCACGAAGAAGGCGAAGAAGGCCGAAGTGGAACCTGAGCCCGAAGTGGAGCCTGAGCCCGAAGTGGAGCCTGAGCCTGAAGCCCCGAAGAAGGCCACGAAGAAGGCGAAGAAGGCCGAAGTGGAACCTGAGCCCGAAGTGGAGCCGAAGAAGGTGAAGAAGGCCCCGAAAGAGCCCAAGGCCGAAAAGAACCGCAGCGTGGCAATCGGGATGGCGATGAAGGAGTTGCTGGAGACAACGAAGGAACTGGACCTGGCAAAACTGGCAGAACTCGCAGATGAGAAATACCGCCAGATGGGGGGCACGAGCAACATCGTAGAATCGAAAAACATGTGCCGCTTCGCATACAAGTTTGCTCTGGGCTTGGGAATACTGGAAGGAACTACGGTGTACCCCATGCTCCAGAATTAGGACAGAAATGAAACACGGAATAACGATGAGAGGGGACAGTTTATACTGTCCCCTTTCTTTATCTATTGAGCCGTATTGGTGGTGCGAGCCAGATTGCCCCCACTGCTATTTTAGAGGACTGAACCACGTGTGGGGGAAGGATTTGCGGCCGATTGCCCTGGACGCACTGGATAGAAAACTACGGAACGGGCTGAAGAATAAAAACCCGACCACCCCATTGGCCCACGCCCTGGCCCGTAAAAAAACGATACGCCTGGGAAACAAAACAGACCCGTTTCAGCCCTTAGAACGGGAGTACCAGAAGAGTACCGGGGCCATGAAAATCCTTCGGGAACTGGATTGGAGTTTTGTCGTACAAACCCGCTTTCCCGCTTTACTCCAAGAACTGGGGGAACAATACCTGTACCAAGGCCCACTACGTGCCAATTATTCCACCATACTGCTTATCATCTCCCCTGGAGGGGAAAAGGATTGGCAGCTGTTGGAACGGAAGAAAACAGACCCAATTCCTGTACGATTGAAGCATTTGAAGCGGTGGATCAAAAAAGGGTATGCGGTGGGAGTAAACGGGGAACCCTTTATCCCTGGATTTCATACCGTGGAGGATTTTGAGGACACCGTAAAACAGCTGAAGGCTGTAGGGGTGAAAAGTTACAACACCTATAATTTCCACTTCACGCCCCACGTGGCCAAACGTCTGGCCTTGGAAGTACCTGAAGTGGATATTGAGAAGGTGTGGCGTATGAATCAGGACAGGCCCTGGAAGAAAATTCTGGTCCAGCTGCTAGAGATAGCCAAAAAGCACGATATGGTTTTGGGCTGCCCCGATTTCGTCAACAGCGGTATGGAATACCGGGAAACGGCGAACACCTGTTGCGGAATTGACGTACCTAACCCCTGTACCTTCAACACCCACTATTTCAAACGGCTTTTCCAGGAGGGGAAAACCCTGGAGGAAATCCTGGAAGCGACATGGGACGGAACCGGGGATATGAAAATAGCAAAGCAAATAGTAAACGGGGAAATAGGGTGCTCATTTTACACTCTACGTGATGTGCGGTGAAAAAGATGATTCTGAATAACACTCCGGTTGAAAAGGTCTACTTGGATGACCGGACAAAAGTGCTGGTCAAGCGGGAGGATTTGTGTACACGCCCCCCGGCCCCTCCTTTCTCTAAAATGAGAGGGGTAATGGTTCATCTGGCCAATTTGAAACGTATCGGGATTGAAACAGTAGGATACGTGGAAACCTCTATTTCCATGGCTGGATGGGGAGTGACGTGGGCGTGTAAGGAATTGGGCCTGAAAGCCGTTATTTTTGACCCGCAGTACAAGGAGGGGAACGAACTACCCTTACATACCCTTCATCGCCAGAAGTGGCGGGAAAATGGAGTTAACCACATCAGGCCAATTAAAGCGGGGATGGCGAGAGTTAACTGGAATATAGCCCGAAAAATTATGGCTGCCGAGTACCCCAATTCGGTGCTTCTTCCCTTGGGAGTACCGTTTGAGGAAACCGTGACGGAAACGGCGAAAGAAGCAGAACAGACCATCAGAACGTATAAGCCCCGTTCCATCGTGATAGCAGTAGGAAGCGGAACGATTGCCGCTGGAGTTTGGAAGGGCGTAAAGGAAAGCGGAATGGAAATTCACGTCCACGGTGTAGCCTGTCGGAACGGGGATATGAAACGAAAGCTGAAAAGTATTTTTGATAAAAGTAAAATTTTCTTCCCCATCCGTAATGGAGCAACTTTCACCCTCCATAACCCGGAGTGGGAGTACACACAACCTTCTCTTTTCCCCCAGCCCTTTCCCTGTCACCCGTATTATGACCTAAAGGCCTGGGAGTGGTTAGTGTATAATAACTCGAAGCTGCCGCAGCCCCTTATGTTCTGGAACATCGGGGCAATGGCTGAATAAGGAGGGGGGATAACGGATGGGATTCAGAAAATTGTTGGAAATAGGCGACAGAACCCTGAGAGAGCAGCTGGAAGACTATTACGTATTATCAAAAGAACGCTATGAAAATTTGATGTATAATCTGGAAACCGGATTAGAAGCACGGAAGGCACTTGTGGATGAGCAGTACCTCATGTCCAAGCGGATTATAGAACTTGAAAACATAGTACAGGAACTTCGGTATGAACTTGCCTGCAAAGCAGCTCAAGAAATAAGAGGTGATAACGGATGGCTGGCCGAAAAGAATCAGCCAAAATAACTGACGTTCAAAAAGCCGTGGCTGGATGGCCGGAACTGTACGTGGTGGGAAACAAACCGTATGCGAAAGGGTGCTACCTATTCCGCAGGGGAACGGGAGAAACCGCCCCCCGTTTATTACACGCCTGTGATACCAATTGGGAAATGTTGGAACTAGTGACCCGCTCTGAATTCAGCCCTTTAATGTTCGACAAAAAAGACTCTTCCAGTAAATCCTTCTTCCCCCAGTACGAATCCACTGGAGGAGTATCGGCCAAATACGTATTGAAAAAGGCCCTGGATTACTTGACGGAGGGGGAAGAACTGATAGAAGGGCTGATGGGGATAGAACCCCTCCAACCGGGAGTACTGAGGAAAATTTATAGCCTGTGGAGGGGTATGAAATAACGAAGGAGGGGCAAAAGTGGATTACTGGGAACTGAGAAAACGGGTGGCCCGGATGGTACCCCGGATGACCAAGCTGATTGATAAGAAAATGAGGGCTCAGGCGGTTCAGGAGAAAGGCCGAAAGAAAAACTACCAGCAATTCAATATCCCGCTGGGGGAGTGGAGGAAGCAGGAACGGCTGTTGAATACGGAGGAAATCAATTCATTCCTGGAAATATCCGTCCGGGCTGCGGCCTGTCCGATGCCGTTTAATATGGACGTGTGGGATGGCCTGTTGTGCCCGTATAACTGCCTGTACTGCTTCCCTGCTGGAACGAAGATACTTATGGCCGATGGAACTGAGAAAGTAATTGAGCGAATCAATCAGGGTGACCGAGTTATGTCTTTCAACGAAACCTCGAAGGAACTGGAAGTGGCAACGGTAACAAAGCCAATGAGCCGACAGACCCGAGAAGAGTTGATTTGCATCGAAACGGAAGATGGAAAGATTCTGAAGATGACTCCTGAACACCCTGTATTCACTCAAAGAGGATGGGTGGATGCTCGGGATTTGAAAGAGGAGGATGAGGTGCTATCGTGGTTGACTTCCATGGAACCTGAGTACATCAGGCCCTGGGTCAGTAGTTTTTTCCAGAACCCTCTGAAATCTGTGAAAATCAAAAAGATATGGAAAGAAGAGGGAAAGACCCGAAAAGTTTACAACATGGAAGTGGAGCCCAATAATACGTATGTCGCCAACGGAATAGTGGTTCATAATTGCTACGCAAATGCTTTCAGGGCCAGCCTCTACACCGCCTTTTTCGACAACTCCAAGACAATGGGATACCGCCATTGCAACGCCAAATTTTACAAAACTGAAATTGATAAGATGCTGAAATACCGTTCCCTCCCAATGGAGGAAAAACGGAAACTCACCGGGATAAATAAAGCCTTCTCATTGGATATTCCGGTGAGGCTGGGAATACGGTTTGAGGATTTCCTTCTGGATGAGAAGAAGGAATCTGTGGCCCTGGAACTCCTTCAGTACATGGCGAATATAGGGTATCCGGTGATGATCAATACCAAATCAGATTTACCCGGATCAGATCCATACGTGGAAGCCCTTTCCCGAAATCCCGCCCGCACCGCTATTCACGTGACGGTGATCACCAGTGATAATAAGGTGCTGAAGCGGATCGAACCGGGTGCACCGTCCTACGATGACCGACTGAAGGCTATGAAAACCCTAACCCAAGCGGGTGTGCGTGTAGTGGCCCGTATTGAGCCCTATTTATTCCTACTGACGGATAACCCAGAGGCAGTAGAAAAGTACCAAGAGGACATGTTAGAAGCAGGAGTGCGGCACATTACGTTCGACACCTACTCCTACACCGCTTTGAATCCGGGAATTCGGCAGTCCATCCAGAATGCTGGATACGATTTTGACCGGATGTTCCTGGCCGGGGCTGATAGTCAGCCCCTGGGAAGTATCCTCCTGGGCTCATTTATGGAACTGTTCCGAAAGAAGGGATTCAGCTGCTCTACTTTTGATATGGGCAACGCCCCTTCCAATAGTCAGTCCATCTGCTGCGAAGTGGGGGATTGGTTCAAGGGAGGGTTCAACTACGGGAGCACCGTCATGGCAGCCCGGTTTATTCAGAGCCGAAAAGGAAAACCTACCAGCTGGAAGGATTTCGAGAAATACGTGGAGGAGAAGGGGGGCTTCCTTTCGGAGGAACTGAAGCGGAGTGTTCATGAGCTTTGGAACCTGGGAGGCAACGTAGCATATTCCCACCGCTGGGCAGCTCATATGGTTCCCACTGGGATGGATGATAAAGGCCTGATTTGGAGATACGATGAAAACACCCCGGATTACCGGAAAATACTGGAGGAGGAATTACTGTGAAAATAACTGGAGCTGTGGAACAGATTTTTGCGAGTGCCGTTGCGCTGGACCAGAACGGGGGCATGCGGAATACCGTGTACGCCCTGGAAAACAAAATTTATATTCTCAACTACGATCATTCCATGCTCCTCCGATTTCGCTTGAGGAAATCGGAAGCCCCGTTCCAGCACTCCGTATCCTTCCGGGCAAACGACTACGACAGCAATGAGTTTTTCGAGGACGGGGAGAAAATTGTGTTCGTATCCGATAAAGGTGGCTACCAGAAGAAAAAAAGCTGCGGCACCCCGGATTTTACCCCGGAGCAAATCAACGAAATTTTCAAGAAATACCAGAAGCAGGAAGGGATTGAAGTCACGATTTCTAAGGATATTCTGACGCTACTGGATACCGAACTGTCCCATATTGAATTTGTAGGGGAGAAGGGGAAAGCCCTGAAACTGATCCAGCGGAATATCTATTCCGGCACCGTACTGGAGATTCAGGAAAAAAACAGCGGGTTTTTCTCCCAGGCCCTGGAAGCGGATATTGAACCCGTAGCCATCACCACCAATAACTTTTCGGCCCTTTTCCTCTTCCAGGATACCCTCAAATTCACGTTTTTAACCAAGGGGGAAGAGGGTTGTATAATAGTCCAGAGCATGGATGCCCACAAGCGGGATATGCGGGGAGTAATAGCCCCCTGCCTGTACGATGAAATTATCGAACTGAAACAGGCCACTACCGTGGAAGGAAGGAGTGAGGTGTTGAATGGGAGGGAAAAGCAGAAAATCAGGAGGAGTGAGCAAAAAGCTGATTGACCAGTTGAAGGGCCTGAAAGGGCTGCCCACGTGCGGTTCCACGAAAGGAAAAAAGGCCGATGCCAAAAACAAAAATCCCAATAAGGGAATACTTAATCTGCTTGATCAGTAGGGGCGTCATCCCCAATTTTTACTGTAGTGAAGCCTATTTGACGGCATGTGAGGCTCAGGCGTATTCTAACGGGTTTTGGGTAACAGTGGAGGCTGACGGGTGGACTCTCTTTCCACCCGTTCCCGCCCACCGGGGAAATCCCTTCCCCTGCCCGGGCCTATTGGGATTGGACCTGACGGTGCCCATCCCGCCCCATTTCCCTACAGAATCCTGGTGGTCAGATTTCATCAACTATTCTCCCCAGCTGTCCTATTATTCCGGGGAATTCTTGGATTGGGAGTACACCTATTTGGCCACTGATTTTCAGGAGGATAATCTGCGGGGAAGCCGATGGGAAGTGTTCCGAAAGAATATCAGGAAGTGGCCCAATCGAACGGGCCTGGAAAATTACCTGTGGGATTTCCGATTGGAGCCGAAACCGAAACAGGCCGCAGCCCTATTTGAAAAATGGCTAGTTCTCCATCCTAACGTACAGGACGGAGAGATTATACTGCGATTCCTGACTGACGCTACCCTTCCCGCTACCCACCAGCACTACTTGTGGAAAAAGGGAAAATTGGTAGGAATCAACGTAGTGGACTATACCGCCATCACCTGTAATTTCCGTTTTTCGATAGCAGACCCGGATGAGCCCTTTTTGGGGGAATTCCTCCGGTGGGGAGTTTTGAGGAACGGGGATTTCTACGTGAACGATGGCGGGTGCCTAGGAAATAAAGGGCTGGAGCAATTCAAAGACCGATTGAACCCCCGTATTAAACGTGCGGTACACTCCATGATTTACAACGGGGAACAGAAGGAGGAAAACGAATGAAGCTGATTAAGGCCGAACTATTGAACGCCCTGGAAATAGTCAAGCCAGGGCTGGCCAGCCGGGAAATGATCGAACAGTCCACATCTTTCGCTTTCCTGGGAGGAAGGGTGGTCACGTATAACGATGAAATCTCCATCTCCCACCCCGTATCCGGTATTGATTTTGAAGGTGCGGTGAAAGCGGAAGAACTGTACCAGCTGCTCAACAAAACGAAAAAGGACGAAATTGAACTGGTGGCCGAAGACAACGAAGTGCGGATCAACGCCGGGAGAACGAAAGCGGGAATCACCTTCCAGGCCGAAGTCAAGCTGCCCCTGGAGGAACTGGGAGAAATCCCTAAGTGGAACCCCCTTCCCGAAGGATTCACCGATGCGCTGAAATTTGTTCAGTTCACCTGCTCAAAGGATATGGCGGGGCAGCCCGTACTGGCGTGCGTCCATATCCAGAAAAAGGGAATTGTAGAAAGTTGCGATAACGTGCGCCTCACCCGTTACCAGATCAAAAAGGTTCCCATCGCAGAATCCTGCCTCATCCCAGTAGGGAACGTCAAGGAACTGCTGAAATATCCGGTGGTGGAAATGGCGGAGGGTGGCGGGTGGATCCATTTCAAAACCAAGGCCGATACCGTATTTTCCTGCCGGGTGATGAACGGTGACGAATACCCAAATGTGGATAAAAGTGGAATCCTGAACGTGGAAGGTGGTTCCGTTACTTTCCCCTCCACCATCGGGGATATTTTGGACCGGGCTGCCATTTTTTCCAATAAGGACTACGTAACCGGGGATAACATCACTATCACCATCCACAACAATAAGCTGAAGATCAGGGGGCAATCGGAAGCTGGATGGCTAGAGGAATCCGCCAAAATTGACTACGATGGCCCGGAGGTATCTTTCATGATCCCTCCCCTTTTCCTGAAGGATATTTTGGACAAGACCAGCACCTGCGTGATAGGAACGGGAAAACTGAAATTTGCGGGGGATAACTGGGAATACGTAGCAGCCCTGTCGTAATGGGCTTTTTTACCACCAAAGAGGTTCAATCCATATCCCGGCCCGCAGGAAAACTTCTCAGCTGTGCTTCCTGCGGGCTGGCTCTCACCCGGTTCAAAAAGATTGAACCCACCGGGAATTTTGAGAAGAAAATACTGATTATCACCGATGAGATTGAACCCGAAGATGCGGCCAGGGGGAAACCCTTCCAGGGCCGGGCTGGAAAGTATTTCACGAAGGAACTGAAGTCAGTAGGGATAGACCTGTGGAAGGACTGTCTTTCCATGAGCCTAGTAAAGTGCCCCCCTACTGACGATGATGGTGTTCTTCGCCAGCCCACCGAAAGGGAAAGCCGAAGTTGCTGCCGGAAGATCCAAAAACTGATACGTCAAATGCACCCCCGCATTATTGTATTGGTGGGTAATTTGTCCGCTACGGCACTTCTTTCCCTCCGTTGGACAAAAGGTATAGGGGGAATCGAAAAGTGGCGAGGATGGGCCATTCCCGACCAAGGGATGCTATCCTACTTATGCCCCGTTTACTCCCCCACGATGATACTGGAAAAACTAGAACGGGCACCGGAGTACCAGACCATTTGGAGGCTGGACCTGAAGCGCATCGGTGAACTGAATACCTCCACGGCCCCGTTCCCCCAGCTGCCTCCCTATGAGGATGTGGTGAGTATCCTTTCTCCCCGTGAAGCCGTTACGGTGCTGGAATCCTTACTGGAGAGAAAATTTCCCAGCTGGGTGGCCATCGACTACGAAACCACCGGACTCAAGCCCCACAATACGGAGGATCACCAAATTGTGTGTACTTCCTTATGCGTGGATGAGTCCCGGTCTTTTGTATTTGACCTGGAAAGCAAAAGAGTGCGTAACCTGTGGAAGGAACTGCTGGTCAGCCCCCTAATCGGGAAAGTAGCACAGAACATGAAATATGAGCACACCTGGTCAAAAAATATCCTAGGGGTGGACGTGGAGAACTGGATTTGGGATACGATGCTGGCCACCCACCTGTTAGATAACCGCCCGGATATTACTGGGCTGAAATTCCAGACCTACGTTCAATTTGGTGAAGCGGGATACGATGACGAAATAGGCCCATACCTTCGCAGTGGGGATGATAAAAATTCCAACGCTGTTAACCGAATACGGGAAGCGGTGAATAATAAGGAGTTGCGGAAGAAACTTTTCACCTACTGCGCCTTGGACAGCTGGTTCACGTATAAGCTGGCGAAACTTCAAATGGGGGTGATACGGTGATTCCCTACCATCGAAGTGCTTACAATCTCCTCCACAACGGTATTCTAGCCTTTGCCCGTGCGGAGCAGCAGGGGATGAGAATTGATACGGAATACTGCCTACGAAAAAAGGAGGAATTGACGGAACGGATCGAAACCCTAGAATGGGAATTCACCAACACCAAATTTTACCGCCACTGGGAAAAAAGCACCGGAGGAAAGAAACCTAATATTGATTCCAACGCCCAGCTGGCAGCTTTTCTGTATAAGGTGAAGGGAATAGCCCCCGCCAAAACTACGGACACCGGAAAGGGGGCAACGGATGAAGAGGCACTTTCACAATTGGGTATTCCCGAAGTGGAAACCCTCTTGGAATACCGGAAGCTGAAAAAACTGAGAGACACCTATTTGGATGGTTTTATCCGGGAGCAGAGCGGTGGGTATCTCCACCCGTTCTTTAATCTCCATACCGTGAAAACTTTCCGCAGTTCATCAGACCGGATAAATTTCCAGAATATCCCGAAACGGGATAAACTGGGGATGGAACTAACACGGGGGGCAATTTACCCCCGCCCTGGCCACCAGCTTATGGAAGTGGACTATTCCGGGATTGAAGTGCGGATCAGTACCTGTTACCATGAAGATCCAGCGATGATCCGATATATCGAAGATCCAACCACCGATATGCACGGGGATACGGCAGTTCAGATATTCAAACTCGACAGCATCGACCGTTCCAAATCAGCGCACAAGACGCTACGGAACGCCGCAAAAAACGGATTTGTGTTCCCCCAGTTTTATGGTGACTATTATAAAAACTGTGCGGACAATATAGCCTGTCGTTGGTGTGGACTGCCGAAAGGCCCCTGGAAGAAGGGTATGGGGATGAAGTGGGAGGAGGGGAATATATCCGATCATTTAATCAAAAAGGGCCTGAAAAGTTATGAGGCTTTCGAGAACCACATCCAGAAAATTGAAGATGACTTCTGGAACCGCCGTTTTAAGGTGTATTCACGCTGGAAGGAAAAGTGGTGGGCCGATTACCAGAAAACAGGATTTATTGAAACCTTCACGGGCTTCCGGTGTTCGGGAGTAATGCGCCGAAATGAGTGTATCAATATCCCGATTCAGGGGAGTGCGTTCCACTGCCTGCTGTGGTCATTTATTGAGATTGACCGTATCAGCCGAGAACGGCAGTGGGATTCCCGCCTGATAGGTCAGATCCATGACGCTATGGTGGTGGATGTTTTACCGGAGGAACTGCCGATGGTTGCGGATACCCTCCACCAGGTGATGTGCGAGGAATTACCGAAAGCCTGGCCGTGGATTAAAGTACCCCTGGAAGTGGAGGCTGAGTTGTGCGGTGTAGATGCCTCCTGGAACGAAAAAAAGGATTACCATTTCCCGAAGAAAGGATGAAGGCCCCTTGAAAAAAGACTGGAAATTTATTAAAAAGCAAATTGACGAAAACATCCAGGAGTTTGTAAAATTCCAGCTCAATTATTTTCAATCGAAAACAGGCCTAACCGCCACGGCCAACGTGCGGGTGACCGTCAATATTCCGGTGGATTGTGAGGGGCAGCTTCAGATACCCCTGGGAGAAAACCCATGACCATTACTATTCCGCTTTGGCTTATACGGACTGTCCTTTGGGTGGGTGGCAGTTTACTTGTAATCGTAATTCTAGCCCTGGCCTGGATAGGTTTTCAGGTTATCCGTTCATATTGAAGGAGGGTGGCCCATGAGTTTATATCACAAGTACCGTCCCAGTGAGCTGGAAGCCCTAATTGGGAACGAAGGCGTGGTGAAGGCCGTTGCTGCGGATTTGGCGAAAAATGACCCGCCTCATGCCTTTCTCTTTCATGGCCCTACGGGGTGTGGAAAGACAACTCTTGGCCGAATAGTGGCCAATATGCTGGGTTCCTCTGGTGGAGATTTTAGGGAAGTAGACTCAGCCGATTTCCGGGGAATTGACACCATCCGGGAATTACGGAAGCAAAGTGCTTTCAAGCCCCTGGAGGGAACCTGTAAAGTGTGGCTGATAGACGAATGTCACAAGTTGACGAATGACGCCCAGAACGCCCTTCTCAAGGCCCTGGAGGACGCACCCTCCCACGTGTACTATATCCTGGCCACTACTGACCCGCAAAAGCTGTTGCCCACTATCCGGGGAAGGTGCTCCCAGTACCAGGTGCGCCAGCTGACGGAAACGGAAATGATGAAATTACTCCGTAGTGTAGTAAAGGCCGAAGGAGAGAAACTGGAAAAAGTAGTGTACGAACAGATTATCCAGGACAGCCAGGGCCACCCCCGGAACGCCCTTCAGATACTGGATCAGGTACTGGGAGTGGAAGCCGAACTACGGCTGGAGGTGGCAGCGAAATCAGCGGAAACCCAATCCCAGGCTATTGAGCTGTGCCGGGCGTTGATGGGGAATAGCGGGTGGAAAAAAGTGGCCTCTATCCTTTCCGGGCTTCAGGACCAAGACCCGGAAGGAATCAGGAGGCTGGTGCTGGGGTATTGTAATTCCGTACTGTTGAAAGGTGATAATATGAAGGCCGGGCTGATAATGGAAAACTTCATCGAACCGTTTTATAATAGCGGGTGGCCAGGGCTGACGTTTGCCTGTTACTCCATCATCGCCGGGGAATAAAGGAAATCCCCCAACCGTTGTATAATATAGCGAAGGAGGGATGGATATGGTGAACTACGCAAGGGATGCGCTTATTGATGAATCGGCCCTGGATGTGGAGTTTTTGGAGCAAACCAATCTGATGATTCGGTATGCGGAACACGCCTCCCAAACCAAGCGGGAAGCGGAGGAAGCCAAGGAAAATTTGGAGTTGGTAAGAGCTGGGCTGGATAAAGATATTCGCCAAAATCCTGCGAACTACGAACTGGAAAAACTGACGGAAACTGTAGTGAGCAGTACGATTATTTTACAGCCCGAATACCAGGAGGCTTCCAAACGCCTGATACAGGCCAATTATGAAGCTGGAATGGCCCGGTTCGCAGCCCAGGCTATTTCTGACCGGAAAAACTGCCTGGAAGCCCTAGTGAAACTTCACGGCCAGCAGTATTTCGCCGGGCCCAAAATCCCTAGGGATTTGACCACTGAAGCCCAAAAACGAAAACAGCAGGGGGAGGTGGATACCAAGGTGAAAATTTCGAGGAGGAAAACAGGATGATGGACTGGGAAACTTCTGTACTGTTGGGAATAGTCCTTTTTGTGGCTATTCCCTTCCTAGTTTACTTTTACAGTAAAATACAGGCAATAGCGTGGTTCCATGCGTTGGAAAATATAGTAGAAATACGAACCCATAAAAAACTGGAGGAATGGTTCAATGGCGAAGAAAAAAGGTACAAGTAAATTCAGGTCAGCAGTTTCCGCCAATTCTAAGCAGCAGCGCACCCAGGGGAGTGCTTACGGATATTTGAATCTCCCGAAGGGCATCAACGTGTTTAAGGAACCCAGCGAAGGCCGGGTGCTTCTGGACATGATACCGTACACGATTTCCGAACCGAACCACCCCGATAAAAACGAAGAAATGGGAGTGGCCACCGTTGGGGAACTGTGGTACAAAAGGCCCTTCCGTATCCACCGGAACGTGGGTGCGAAAAATGAAGCCGTGGTATGTCTTCAGTCCATCGGGAAACGGTGCCCCATTTGCGACTACCGTGCCCAGCGGGTGAAGGAAGGGGCAGATGACGAAGAACTGAAGGCCCTGAAATCCACCAAAAGGAATCTGTACGTGGTGGTTCCCCGTAACCATAAGGAACTGGAAGAAAAACCCCACATCTGGGATATTTCGCAATTCCTCTTCCAGGACAAGCTGAATGAGGAAATCGAAGAAAACGAAGACATGGGTGTGTTCCCTGACCCGGAGGAAGGCCTGACCCTCAAAATTCGGTTTGCCGAGAACCAGATTGGGAAAAACAAATTTGGGGAGTGCTCCCGGATTGACTTCATGGAGCGGAAAACGGCCATCAGTGAAAAGCTGCTCGCCTCAGCCCCTGACCTGGATAAGGTTCTGAAAATCTACACCTACGAAGAACTGGAAGCCCTCTTCTTGGAACTGGAGGAGGAGGCAGGAAAAGCCCCCTACGGGAAATCGGTGAGGGAAGAAGAGGACGATGACGAAGAAGATGAAAAGCCCTCTACCCGCACCAAGAAAAAGCCCGAACCAGAAGATGACGAAGAGGAAGAGGAAGACGAAGAGGAAGACGAAGAGGAAGAGGAAGAGGAAGAGGAAGAGGAAGAGGAAGAGGAAGAGGAAGAGGAAGAGGAAGAGGAAGAGGAAGAGGAAGAGGAAG